GGGATTCGAACCCACGACCAATAGATTAAAAGTCTACTGCTCTACCGACTGAGCTATACCCGCATTCATTGCTCTTCGTAATGCTTTGTTGGTCTTACGATGGCTACCCGCTTTTCTTTTTAATGCCAAAACAACGAAGGGGTTACGTTGCCTGACGATTATCTTGTGCTTCATCTTTATCTCCTAAAACACTATTATAACATCTTTTTTAAAACTTGTCAAATTTGGCAGAGGGTACTGGGATCGAACCAGTGATGACAGAGTCAAAGTCTGTAGTGTTGCCTCTACACTAACCCCCAACAAAAAAATTATGGCAGGTGAGGTATCCACTACTCAGGGTCTAGCCCCCTTTCGTTGCCCATTCTCCTTTTACTTTCCTTACCATAAACTTGGTCCGCCGAAGAGGAATCGAACCTCTATTAATAGCTTAGAAGGCTACTGTTCTATCCGTTGAACTATCGGCAGGTATTTTATTCTGCGACTGCCAATACATTATCCTCAGAAACTACACCGAGATACATATCGCCTTCTTTTACTGTCTTGATATTTTGCCATTGCAAATATACAATATCTCCAACTTTGACTTCTTCAACATCTGGTCCAATTGCAAGTACAGTTCCTGTCTTTGCTCTAGGATCAGCTAAAGTCTTGCCTACATAGATACCGCTTTCAGTTTCTTCTTGACGTTCCGTATCTTTAACTAGTATATTGTTTCTAAGTGGTTGATATTTCATAGTTTTCTTTCAAGTTAATATGGTGCCCCATGACAGAATCGAACTGCCGTAACCTGATTACAAAACAGGTGTAATACCATTATACTAATAGGGCATTGGTACCTGGTGACAGTTTCGAACTGCCGACCCTCTCGGTGTAAACGAGACGCTCTACCACTGAGCTAACCAGGCAATTTGGTGGAGGTAGTTAGATTCGAACCAACTCACCCGAAAGAACAGATTTACAGTCTGCCGCGCCTCTCCAACTGCGCCGTACCTCCAATTTGGCTCCCCTGCGTGGGCTCGAACCACGGACCAAATGATTAACAGTCATCTACTCTACCACTGAGCTACAAGGGAATATACATGGTCCGTGTGACACGATTCGAACATGCGACCACCTGGTCCCAAACCAGGAGCTCTACCAGGCTGAGCTACACACGGATAAATTTGGTGGAGGATAGGAGATTCGAACTCCTGACTGAAGCTTGCAAAGCTACTGCGTTCCCAATTACGCCAATCCCCCGAATATTTTTTTGGTGCCCCAGGCGAGACTCGAACTCGCAAAATTTGGCTTCTAAGACCAACACGTATACCAATTCCGTCACCGAGGCAAATACTGGCGGTCTTAGGGGGTAACGATCCCCACTCTTACGGCGTGACAAGCCGTCGTGCGTCCATGAACACTTTAAGACCATATTAGGATAAGCTACTGGTTTTCCGGGCCAGCCCTTAATTGAGCAGTTACTCTGTCCATCCCATTTATTCTGTCGTCTGTGTGCAGTTGGGATTCTGCCTATCAGAGCCTGAGTATTTCTCTCGCTAACGGTTTTCTGCCACCGGATCTCTATCGCTAATCAAGCGCTATTTTAACGAAAATAGTAACGGGATCTTTTTACTTGTTTCTATTATAACATCATTACAATAATTGTCAAGCATTAATTTTGGAACCTAGGGTCAGATTTGAACTGACGATTTTACGGATTTGCAATCCGGTGCATTTGACCGCTCTGCCACCTAGGCATAAACCATTATTTTGTAGCCTGTACACAAAATAATGGCGTCCCGTACCGGATTCGAACCGGTGTGAATAGCGTGAAAGGCTACTATCCTAGGCCTCTAGATGAACGGGACATTTGGTCCTCTCGGATGGTAACGATCCAACGTCTATCGATTATCAATCGATTGCTCTACCTTTGAGCTACAAGAGGAAATGGCATGCAAATTTTAAATGAACTTTATTTAAATAGCGATCTATTTAAATTATGTGCTAATTATAACACCTTTTAGTAACCTTGTCAAGCACAGGGTTATTAAAAAATCTATAAAAAGGAAAACCTCGGACTTTAGGGGTACCGAGGTTTGCTAGATATTTAGTATAAACTATTAACTAACGCGTCTCATATCTCTCCCATGAATTACGTGCAAAGGCATCTACCGGTTGATAACCGATACTGTGTCTGCATATAATCGTTTTGAGTGTTTGCACTTTAGTCCTTTAGTCTATAAAAATATTTATACATCTCGGTACATCTGTACTCAATTTTTAGAACTTTTTTTATCTAAAAAATCTAGCTTAACCTTAGTAACAACAATCTCATCACGACCAATGGCTTCAAGCCAAGTGTTTAGTCGATGGATAAGAACATCATCACTCTTAGGATTTTCAAAACTAACAGTACAATCCAAGATTGTATCGCTAGTATTTTGTTCTCTTGAACTGTAAATTAGATTAAAGTTCTCATTGATCTTCGCTGTCATATGCTTCCTCTTCTTCTGAAATTTTTCGATTTTCTGAAATACAAAACATATCATCTAATTCCGCAGGAATCTTTTCCAAAATTTCTTCAACAGAATTAGGTATTTGGTATTCCTCTTCTGCACCCTCGGTTTCCCACTTACCGCAGAATCCAACACCTTCTTCGCAGTAATATGCTTCAACTTTGAAACCAATTAGGTCACTTAGTTTTTCATATGCTGCGATTGGAGGAGACCAGGCAGAGTCAAAATAAACGCATAACGAATTTTCGGACACTTCGTTGATTCCATGACTGTCACCCACATCCCATTTAGTACCCCATTCAGTAATACAAAAGTCATACCAACTATTATAACCATATTTGTCTAATAGTTGCTCGCGTAACTTATCGTACTTTTCACGGTCATCACCACCATGGGTTGTGGTATCAGGATTAGTTAGTTCTTCAGGAACTGGGATAAACTCATTTAAGAATTTACCCTCAATAAAAGCAGACTCTGCCCTTTTGATAAACTCAGGATTCTCATGTGTAAGAGTCAATACATTATTACACCAATTAGGCATGCTGCTCTCCTATTAAACTAATGCTGGTTCTGCCATTACTTCGGCAAGAGTTTTGATCTCTGTAATCTCAAGATCATCTTCTGCTTTTACGGGCTTAGCAATTTTTGGTTGCTTTGCTGGAGCTTTTACTGGAGCCTTGGCGGGTGCCTTAGCTGGAGTTTTTGCTGGGGCTTTCTTAGCAGGCTTTGTTGCTGCTACAGTGTTGCCTTCTTTCTTACCCTGAGTCTCAATAATGAGTTCTGCCCATTGATTAAAAACACCGCCTACATCGAGAAGATGCTGACATGCTTCAGCCTTGGTCATTAGCTTGGGCAATTCGATAAGCTCAAGTGGGGAATGTCCACCTTTTGCTAAGATTTTAGTACGGGACACGATATCATTCGCGAAACGAACTTTGGTGATACCGTGCTGAGTCGACACACCTGCTACTGTAAAATTTGACATACTTACTCCTTAATAATAAAAAATTAACTTCACCGAAAACTTCTGTTCTCAAACTCTATTATAACACCGATTCGATCCGGTGTCAAGCATAAAGTTTGGCGTTGTTGTTCTTTCACAACACCGACTTAACTTTAGCAGAATGTTTACACATTCTGCGGAATTGGAAGCCAACGCAATCGCAAGACACCTCACCATTTTCGGAAATGACATTATATGTCTTACCCGAAGATTTTGATTTGACTGCAAATATGCGCGCTATGCTTCTTGTTTCTGTAAAAGTATGCCCAACTATAAACTTCTTATGGATATAGGATATGGGATATTCCGGATTGCCTGTATGAAGAGACAAATAGTCTCTATCTAACCATTTTGGATTAGGAACGACTTTGCCCTTGAAGGACTTAATGTCAAACTCCTGTCCTAGAATGTTGGACTTCCACTTAGTCGTCAATTCGATATTTGCACCTACAGAAAAGTTCATAACCGTTTCTCCATTTTCTTAATTATAACACCTTTTGATTTCGGAGTCAAGCATTTTTTAGTCAAAAAAATACCCCAGTCCTTGCTGGGGTAATAATTTATTATTAATCTTTCTTCTTGACTATTTCCATATCGTCTGTAAGTTCTATAATTCCTTTATCCTCAAAAAATCCTATTGTGTCTGATATTCCCTTTTGATATCCCAAAGCCTTACAAGCCCAACACGCTGCCAACAATAAAACAATCTGCACTATATCATAAAATGTAAATGTTAAATTTTCCATTTCTTCTCCTTATAATTAAGTTTGAACTACATGATATATCCTATCACTCATCTAAAACATTATCTTCTTCATACACAAACCAATTCTCCTGCTTCTGACGAAGATTCTTGAATTGATTATGCTCAATTAAAAACTTAGCAACTAAACTATTTTCTAAACCATACGCTTCTATTTCCCAAGGTTGATCCCAATAGTTAACATCGTCCTCGTATCTATCTCCCATCCAAACAGTAATGTATCTAGATTTAACATACTTGTCTTTCATTTCACCTTTTGCTATTTGTTTAAGATGAACCATTTCATGTGCAAGTACTGAGAACATATGTATCTTCTTTTTCGTTCTGCAAATATCTATTTTAAAACTTCTAGGATTTGGCAACCCCTCTTCTTCAAAATCGCAGAAACCGCCAGCTCCCAAATGATCATGTATTTTGATCTTTAATTGGATGTTCTTTTCTAGTTGCGGGGAAAGTAATTTATCAGCGAATGATTGTGCTGCTAATTTAAGTAACTTAGTTAATTCTCTATTTCTAGCTCCGTTTACACTTACTATCATAGGATCTCCCTTGTTTCTATAAATTATTTATATGTTTAATATAAGTTAAATCTACACCTTCAATGATTTGATGGGATTCAAGTTTACTTATGTCCTTCAATTCTTTAATGTTCATTGGAATAGGGCTATCTATTTCTTTCAAAACGACATTCGCTTTTAGTCTTAAATTTGTTTCGGACAATTTGGTATTCTTTAGTGATTGCATACTACACCCTTATTTTTGAGAAGTCTCGTTTGTTATCTCCGAAGATGCCTTTTTGTCTATCAGTTTCTTTTGGTGGATCATATTTTATGTTGGAATCACTCAATCCCTTTTGTGCAGATTGTTCGAGATCATATAATTTCATCTTCGCTCTATCTACACCTATCACGAATCTCTTATTCGTTGTAGGATCGTTATATCTATTCTTCAACTGTTTAACCATTAGTTGATTCATCTTTTCCATATCCTCTGTGGATATCAAGGCAAACATAAAGTCTACTGTCGCGGGCAAACCAAACGATTCAGAAGTATCTGTTAGTTCCACGTCTGTGTTACCATACCCTCCTCTAGTAGTCTGAGTAGCAGAAAGAATAGGAACATTCTCTTCTACCGCCAGGCCCCTAAGTTCCTCAGCAATCGACTTAATTAACGTATAGGAATTAATATTAGAGCCACCCTTAAATCTAGATGATGCGCAAATATTCAAATAATCAATTACAATAAGATCAGGTTTAAACTGTTTCTTTAGTTGCAATTCATTTAGTAATGCTTTAAAGTGCCCTGTATGTGCACCAGTAGTAGGATATTCTTTAATGATTAAGGTTCCCTCTGTCTTTGCTCTAATCTTTTCAATACGATTATCGAAAATAGATTTAGGAAGATCCTTAAGCTGATCCATAGTAATGTTCATTAAATTTGCATCAATACGCTCTGCAATTCTTTCTTCAGCCATCTCTAAAGTAATATACAAAACATTCTTGCCTTGTGCTAGTACCGAGGCTGCAACGTGACACATAAACAAAGATTTACCAACACCCGTTCCTGCCAAACAAACATTCAACGTCTTATTAGGCATTCCGCCATTAGTAATTTTGTTAAAATATTCCAAGTCAAACGGAACTCTCGACTCTACACGGTGATAGAATTCATAACGCTTGTCTGCGCTCTCAATGTAATCATGCCCAACATTATTGTCGAAGCACACTCCTAGAGCATCCTGCAAAAGCTGAGGAATACCATCCTCAGACCTTGCTTTGTCTCTACCATCTATAATTGAAATAGATTGTAGAATAGCATTGTATATTGCTTTGTCCTTACAGAACTTTTCTGTTTCTTTATACAGCCAATCTTTATTATGGTCTGTAGGTTCAAGGTCATGTATAAGTTCTACAATTTCCTTATACTGATCTTCGTTTAAGCTTTTATCATTTTGAGCTGCAATAACCAAGGCATCCTTTGTCGGTATTACATTATACTCATCTATAAAATTCTTAATCTTATCATAAACTATCTTTTCGTTGTTGTCAATAAAGTAATCCCGCTTTAAGAACGGGATCACTTTTCTCATAAACACATCATCATTCGCTAGGTTCTGTAGGATTACCTTCTCGATTTTCGTATACATCAATTGCCTTTTGTAAAATGTCTTGAATAATAAAATTTAGTGCTGCGTCAAAATTAGGTCCGCTAGCGTCTTCAACAGATTTATTTTCTGGAGGCTGGACTACATTATAGTCTAATATCAATTCTTTAGAACCTTCTTTTTCATCCAGTTCATTAATAGCAAATGCGCAACCTGCGAACTCACCATCTAAAATTTTCACGCCCCAGACTTCATTGTCCTCTGTTTTTAAAACCCATGGTTCATACTTCACTTGCATGTTCGAACTCCTCGCTTATGTCTATGTTTGTCATTTCTTTCCCAACCATATCAATAGATGCTACTTTATAGCGGCCTTCAATATAATCCCGGAATGCTTTTGATTGAAGAACAGGCATCCAGAATTCTTTTGTATATGTGTCTTTGACACGATACTTTTTATCTTCCACTTCGCCAGTCTTCATATCAACTTTAGAATACCAGCCATTGGATGGCTTGACAATAAATTTGCCTTCAATTGCTACATCTAATAGACCAGACCAAGTACTAATACCGCCTTCGAATGTTACTTCAACTGGGATCTTAGATTTTTCTCTTACGAATCTAGATTTCTCTACATTCACAATAAAATTATAACCTACAACCTCAGTACCATCTTTTTCCTGTTGGCGACCAATAATAAAGATGTTGTCCGCAGAATAATAAATGCCTGTTCCGCCAGATACAATCTGTTTAGGGAACAAACCAATTTCTGAATAGGTATGATTAACAACAACCATTGGAATATCTTTGATCGTCAAATGCGGTGTTACCATTCTAAATAAAGACTTCATCTGTTTAGCACGGGTCATATCCGCAACAGACTTACCTTCAAGTGCATCATCAACTTCTTTCTTGGATGCAAGGTTACCTACAGAGTCAATACAAATAAGAACATGATCGCCGCGCTCAATATTATTGATCTGACTCATAATATCAAACTTTAATTGTTCGATATCTGTTATAGGGGTATGTAGTACCCTGTTCGTATCAATCCCAAAACTATCGAAATAAGACTGAGGGCTACCAAACTCAGAATCATAAAACAATAAAATAGCATCTTCATATTTTTCCAGATAAGCTTTCGCAAGTAATAATGAAAAGGCGGTCTTAAAATGTTTAGAAGGTCCAGCAAAAACTGTTAAACCAGGTGTTAGTCCACCTTCTAAACTTCCCGACAGCGCCACATTGATCATAGGAACAGATGTTTGAATCATATCTTTCTTTTGAAAGAATTTTGATTTATTTAAAACCTCTGTTTCCTTGATCGTCGAATTTTTCTTCAATTTGTCAAGTAAAGACATAATAACTCCTTAAGTATGTTTCAATATTATATAGCATAATGTATTTTTTGTCTATTCATCTTTGCCGCACTTTGTCCTTTTAGCATTAGTCAATTTGCCAAAATCAACAGGCCATTCTTTTCCTGGCTGCAATTCTTTACCATTTGGTGGCACAAGAAATCCGATCTTTGCTTCTTTTACAATAGCAGAAACTTGTGTTCTATATTTTGTTAAATCATTTCCTAAATTTGGATATGGTGCAGTATGAGGAAACATCCATGCAGCATATTCATTTGTTTTTCTATTAATAACAATTTTATAATACGCGTGCGGGACAACTACTCCGCTACCAATTTTTTTATTAGTATCATTATAGATACCACCGCCGTAAATAGTAAATGGCGAATCTAATTGGACTGCCCATCCGCGTACAGATGTTTCTAACAATTTCCAAATTCCACGATTCAAAGATCCCGCTTGAGGTAACATATTTGTCATCAAGAAACTTTCAAATTCAACCTGAGTATCCCAGGATAAATCCCCATCGGGTGATACGTGACCTTTGTCATATCCTGTTCCTGCATAGTCTGCAGGAACAGCGCCACCTTTAACAGATTGATCTGTTGCAAAAGCATTTGTTCTTGCAACACACCCAAGAGCATTCTTTGGCTCCAATGTATATGCCACATATGCGGGAATTTTTGCAGGTGCATCATATGCCACAAAATATGCTTGTCGACAAATAGGCGAATATTTTTTAGCGCTATCAGCAAATCCGAATGGGCTATGTATTTTACATTGCTCTGTCGGCAATGGTTGACGTTGATCCCATGCTTGAGATCCTGTAGCAACTAATGCTACAAATAATGTTACTAATAATTTTTTCATCCGAATAATCCTTCTAGGGTTGCTTGAGGTTTAGCCGACCATCCTATTCCGTTTAATATTGTATTCATAGGTTCTAAGAATGACTTCTCGAACATAATATCATAATCTGCGAATTTTAGCAGATCAAATTCAGGCGGTATAATAGTATTGAAAGCTATACAATTTTCACCGATAGTATTAGGTTCCTTAAGATATATGAACTTAATCTTATCGCCTTCTTTAATCTTTTCATATTTTTTACCAAGATCATATTTGTCCAAGTAAAAATTATATAATAGTGCACCTCTGACATGCATTGGTGTAGCCTGTTTATATATGGCTGCTCTATCTGTATATTTACCTATTCCATTAACTCCTCGAGGAAAGGAAATTAATTCAGGTTTCATTTTTCTATATTCTGATTCAAATACTCGTATATAATCTTGTAGTGTTTGCTCATCAGATGTTAGTGCAAGTTTAACTGCTTTACGCAATCCATCTCTAATTGGTTCGGGTGTAGAAGATCTAACAATTTCTAATCCCATAACCTTTAACTTAGGTTCTGAATATTTAACCCCTTCGTTATTATAGACATTTAAAGCATATCTTTTCTTAGCTACCCATACACCTGTTTCTGCGATTGCTTCTCTTTTAAAATAAATCTTTTTATCAAAAGCATTAGTATAATCTGCAATTTGATTACAACTCTTATTTAGAATCTCCTGAATCTTACCCTCGCATATTTCATCAAGAATATCTACAATCTTTTCTGGATCTTTATCTTTATAGAATTTTTCTACAAGAGGAGCGAAGGTAACATAACAAGAATCAGTATCAGAATAGAATGAATAGCTGTGATCCTTTGTTCCGCAAATCTTATTTAGATATGCGTCAAGATCCCTGCCTACTTTCTGAATAATATACTGACCTGTTAGTGTGATGCCTTCGGCAATGTTCGAATCATAAAATCTAAAATACTCATTTGCCCAAGCTCCGAATAACGAATTCATCTGAATCTTTCGAGCCATCTGAAAATTGTTATACTTCGATATCTCTTTTTGCCAAATAGGATTTTTAGTTTTCTCATATTCGGCTTGTGCATCAAGCATCAGCTTCTTATATTGTTTTCTATCGTCAAATAACTTTTGAACAATCTCGGGGAAGATGCCTTGTTTATCTCTTGTGAAACATCTACCGTTTGATGCCATACAATAATCCGCTTCTTGTAAATCAGATAAATCATCTTCACCTTTAAGAAGATCTTTAATTTGTATATCAAAGTGTTTCGGATTATTGACAAGTGTTTCTGGAGACATATTATATTGCATAATAATACTTGGATACAGACTTGTTGCATCAAATGACACTACCCAATTATACTTTCCAGGAATAGGTTCCTGCACATACGCACCTGCGATTTGTCTACCAGGTTTATCCTCACGCTGATGTACAATGATATTTTTCTTTAGTAGTTGATTATATAGAATACAATCCCAGGTTCTTACTGCAGAGAAAATATCAATATAGTTACATTTCGCATCATATGCCATTGTTAAGATAAGTTCAATTAACTTCATCTTATCTTCAAGTTGGTCAACAAGTTCTACGTCTCGAATATTATACTCGACGAACTTCTGCCAATCCTTTTTATAGAAATCTGAAAATGAACCATATTCCTCATAGGATAATTTTTCTTTACCTAATTCTACTTTAGCAATATGATCTAACTTATAAGATTCCTGTGCATTATAAGTAAACTTTTTATACAAGTCCAAATAGTCTAGAATAGCAATACCTAATACTTCAAAAGAAATATTTTCTTTCTTTAATTTTAGAATACGCTTTTCGTTTACAACCTTCCAAGGTGATAATTTCTTTAAAGCATCTTCCCCTAAAATTTTAGTAATACGATTACACAGATAAGGAATATCGAAGAACTCCACATTCCAACCTGTAATGATGTGAGGATGATCTTCTGAAATATATTCTAAAAACTCTTTTAATAAATCCGTTTCGTCTTCGCAATAAACATAAGTATGATTTTCTGCTACAGGATTTGCTTTATTTAATCCAAATGTTACAAGTTGCTTTGTAACATAATCTTGTGTCGTAATTAATAAGACTTTCTCATTAGGATTCGCAACATCAGGAAAACCTAAGTCCGCAGTTGTCTCAATATCCAATGACCATATCTTCATTTGAAACATATCAAATTCTATATCATCTTTAAATGCAGATGATATGTATTGATATCCATAGTTTGTGTTTCCATATACAGGAAAGTTCTCAACTTCTTTGTACTGTTGGACATATTCTTTGGCTTCATTTATACTGCCAAACTCTATAGGAGCAAGATCCTGCCCATAAACAGATTTAAATTTGGACTCCTTTGGGGAATTGACATAAAGAGTGGGCTTGAAAGGAATCCTATCCTGTACTTTATGCCCGTTATTTATCCCACGAACAAGGATACTGTTGCCATATTGATTTACGCTAGTATAAAACTTCATTAGAAAACCCTTAGATCATAAATATTAAGTAACATTATATTATAAAAACAAAGTTGTGTCAATATAATAAGGAGAATAAAATGGCCGAGACAATCAAACCGTTATCCAGAAGCGAAAAAGAAGCTCTAATAAAGGATAAAGCAGGGTGGGTAATTACTGTACTTGCAGCATTACTGGCAATCAATACTTTAATGGGCGGAAGTAATTCAAGTAAAGTTTTGAATAATACGATAGATGCGAATAATACATGGGCATTTTATCAAGCAAAAAGTATTAAAGGTACATTAGCCGAAATGGCATATGAAGATGCTGAAAGAATACACGATAAAAAGAAAACCGAAGCTTTAAAATCAAAAATACAAAGATATGAATCCGATCCCGTAACAGGAGAAGGTAAAAAAGAATTAATGGCCAAAGCACGTAAGCTGGAAGCAGATCGTGCTGTAGCAAAAAGTCGTAGTCCATGGTATACTTATGCAGGGTCATTGTTACAAATTGCGATTGTTCTATTAACAGCAAGTATATTAGCTGTTAATAATAGATTATACTGGGCAAGCCTAGGAGTAGGCGCTTTTGCTATGTTATTGATGAGCCAAGCTGTATGGTTATGGATTCCTTTAATGCTATAAATGGATCCATTAACACTATTTGCTCTTTGCAATGGTGCGGTAGCAGCGGTAAAAAAAGGATGTCAATTATATAAAGACATCAAAAGTGCTGCTGGTGATGTGAAAGGCGTACTTAAAGATCTTGATGATCAGTTCCATAAAAAGTATGAGGGGAAAGCCGCGCCCCCTGAAGCTAAAAAACAATTGGCAGAAGAAAAAGCTCGTGTTACTGAACTAAATAAACGCAGCGAAGAAACATCAAATCTTTATGCAGAAATCGGCGACTATCTTGGACAATACTATGACAACTATTTTAAATGTCTAGCAGTACTGGAAGACGAGGAAACACGCAGTGCAACTGAAGTTTATACTGGCGGAGATAGTTTAGCAAAGCGCGCATTAAAAAGAGTTCTAATGCAAAAACAATTAGAACAAATGGGTAAAGAATTGCGCGAGCTAATGATATACCAAAGTCCTCCAGAACTAGGCGCTCTCTTTACTGAAGTAGAGGGTATGACTAGAAAATTAGGCGCACAACAAAAAATTCTAGTAACAAAAGAAATAGAAAAATCTAGACTTCGTAAACAAAGAATGACAATATATCAGTTTGAAATAGCAATTGGTGTTTTTAGTATAATATTTGTATTTTTTACGATGATGATGTTTATGTATATTGCCCATGATGCAAAACGGAGATGGGACAATCTAGATGATAAACCCTATCAAAAAAGATTAGAAGCAGTTAGACGACAAGAATGGTACGACCATAAGCGCAAATTACAAGAATATGAGGATTACCTATATTTAAAAAATTCTCAAAAGGAAAATGAAACCAACAACTAAAACCTTTTTAATAGTTGTGAGTTGTTTTGCAGGAATATTCATAGTCCCAGGAATTTTAGTATTATTACATAATTATATAAGTGCAATAATTTTTGCATCTGCAACTATTGCATGCTTTGCTTTGGTTGGTTATTATGCATATCACGATTTATTACCAGTAATTAGACAACATGAAATAGAAGAAGAACAAATGCTACATAGATTTCATAGTAACAAACAAATACTTGCAAGGTACAAAGCATTTAGAAGGTATTTTGACGGCGACATTAATTTAAAAGAATTAGAAAACTCGATTGAAAAACATAGTATATTCAACAGTAAAAATTAATTTTAAAGAAGGGCATCATGCCAATAAAAAGCGCATCAAAATTATGGGTGTGGCTTGAAAAAGTAAATACAGTAAAATTTATGATCGGATCTGTACTTATTGCTACAATGGCAGCAGTAATAGCATTGACAATAGTTTGGTTTGTAACTGATCCAACTCGTTACTAAATTATGATTAGTAAAAAAACACTTATGGGCATTGCTGCAGTTTCTACGGCAGTTGCTCCTTTGGTTTCAAATTTTGATTTTGATCTTAGAATGGCAGTAACATCTAAAGAAAGATCGTATGTAGTTGTGGAAACTGCATGCGATCTTACAAGTAAAAAATCCTCAGGCGGTCTTTTAGTATGCGATTATAAATGCAGGGATGGGGATAAAAGTCATGTAAATAGAACTTACTATAATAATTCTAGTTTTTGCCCTGCAACTATAACTGAACGAATAAAATTAACTAAAAGAAATTAATTCTGTACAATATTTAGTGATGCATGATTCGGAGACATTGCAGATTGCTCCGAAACTATTTGAATACCTGATCCGAAAATAGATTGGTATTGATTGTAAACAGAATCTTCTAATTCCGCTTCCCAAATAACTGCTCTTTCATCTATTGTAATAGTATGATCTTTAGCGTAACCTGCGTATGGGATCAATGCCATGGAATGTTGATCAGGCGTAGACTTAGATGAAATTAACATAACAGCACACGGGCGTGTTACTTCAATCTTTGTTTCTGAGTATTTTAATTGTCCGATGATTTCTTCACCAGTAACAAGTTTGAGTATTTTAATCATTTTATTTCCTATTATTTTGTTGGTAGGCATCCCAACCAGCCTGAAACCAATCTATACCAAAAGGATTATATAACTTTTCTAATTTGGTATCCATAAATGTTTTAGTCAATTCGGACGTCACTTCTAATTGCGTTTCTAGTGCACTATGTAAAAATGCACCTTGTGTATCTACATATTTTGTCCAAGACTTTTTAAGATTTGGATTCTTTATGTATTTTTCAATAAACTGTTTCTTGCCATTTTGTATTGAGTCTATAGTTAGATTTACTGGATCTAGCATTTTATTTCCTTTATTTTAAATGGGGCCGAAGCCCCATGGATTATAGTACCCTAGATTCAGGATCTTCTGAAAGTAATTGTCTTTTAGCCTTAGTTTTTACTTCAGCTTCAGAATCTTTTACTTCAATTTTTTTTGGCTTCTTATGTTCAGGAATAATACGCTCCAAGAAAACTTTTAGCATGCCATTCATTATAGCTGCATCTTTTACTTCAACGGTGTCTTCTAAAGCAAAAGTTCTTGTGAATGCGCGATTAGCAATTCCTTTAAATAAGAATGAGTCATCAGCGTCTTCATTATGTACATTACCTTTGACAATCATCTTGCCATCAGCTAATTCAATTTCAATATCCTGTTTAGCAAAACCAGCAACAGCCAATTCGATAACGTAAGTGTTATCGCCTGTTTTCTTGATATTGTATGGAGGATAGTTTGGGATTGCCTTTGTTAGATCATCATGGATCTTTGATAGGCGATTGAATTGATCATCAAACCCTACAAAAAATCTATCAAAATCTTTAGGCAGGTTATTTAAAAAATATGTCATTGTGTGCTCCTTAATTAAGCGAGTTAATAATGCTACCCCGAAGGCGTAGCGTTTAGTGACGGTTTTATTGGGATCCGTCAACCCTATCCCATCCCTGAGATATAATTATTTATTGCCAGATGATAACTTTTTCTTACCAATGTTATACTTTGTTTCAAGCATCCACTCATTTTTCTCTTTGTGAGAAATCACTTTGATTTGTGAAAGTGGTGCATAATCAGTAAAATAATCTGGGTCGTTAATTTTAATTAATCCCCAATCCACTAGCAACTTAGCAATCGTGTTTCTTCTCTGTAAGTCATTATCTGATAGATCAGCGGTCTTCCCATCTAAGGCAAAGAGCTCTTTGAAATGAACTATAAAATAATGTCCTTGTTTGTGTAGTATATGGCAAGATTGAAATAGTGTTTTATCTTTTCTGGATGCCACACCGATTCGTGTTAGAGTTTCTCTTACCTTTAAAAAATCGTCGGGTTCTGTTAGTATTACTTCCAAGGGTTTATACCCCGGATAGTTTATACTTATCATTTCAGTACTCATTCCTGCCACCTTTTGTTATTTTTCTTTTCATATCGTCAATAATCTTATCATCTAGAAGTGGGAGTACTTGCTTAGCTTTTTCTGTGCTGTAGCCATAGTATTCTTTTATAACTTCCAAATCATTGATTTTCTCAGCCTTGATCCATTTATTGAATCTCTTCTTAGGCCTAATAATATTTATAAGAAAGTGAAATTGAAGGATCTTATCCAAATGGGGACGAGAGTTCATTTCATTGGCGGGGATTATTGTATCTGGCCCATAGGATAAACCCTTATTAATAATATAGGGGTTATATTGTTTCTCAGACCAATCATCTACTATTAAATTTTCCTTACTGTGATGGATTGCATTAATAAAATCAAAGGGCGAAATCGCAGGAGCCTTATAAGGAACTTCCTCTATTTTTTCTACAGGTGTTCCAAACAAATTCATAGTACCATCCTTAATAAGCCTATGGTATCTATTGCAACTAACAATAAGTAGTTAGCCAACATTCCAAATGATTTCCTAGTATAAGCAGCCCAAGAATAGATAGCACAACCACAAATCCATATAGGATATAATATAAGCAAAGGAGGATTGGGAACCGTGAATGCCATTGTGATAGAGCACCCAATAGATATACCCCAAGCAAGACACTCCAGCATAAACCTATTAGAATTAGTCCGCCAGTCATCTCTTATCCATTCTAAAGTTGGTCTAAATAGTTCAATCATTTAAATTCCACCGCTGCCATAATCTCAGTTAGACATGCTACAAGATTAATTTCTTGATCTGCACAAAATGCTGCCTTATACTGATAATCTGCAAGTAATAAGATTAACTGTGGAACTTGTTTAACTTGATCCGTCAATGTGTCGTACAACTTTCTAAAGATAGTTCCAGAATCATTGTCAATATTATTAACAACCCATGTACGCATCTTTTTCCAATCTCCATCTTTTAAAGAAGAGACAAGTTCCTGCATATTGGATTCGCCTAAATTAACAAAGATACCTTCGTCAATTTTACCCGAGGCTGAGTATCTCTGCAATTCATTTAAGACACGTCTGTAATCAGGGAAATGCTTTTCAATTACCTTTGCGATTACTTTACCATCTGCCTCAATTTTTTCGATAGACATAATCTCAGTAACACGCTTAAAGAATGCTGCCGCAATCTTAGGCTTATCTGCTTTAGGTAATTTAAATTCAATAACCGCAGTACGAGAATGAAGCGGAGGAATTATTCTATTCTTAAAGTTACAAGTAAGAATAAATCTACAATTAGATGAGAACTCTTCTATAAATGCTCTTAATGCAGGTTGTGTGGAGTTAGGATTAAGATAGTCCGCCTCATCTAAAATTACAACCTTTGGCTTACCGCTGAATGATACGGTAGATGCAAACTGTTTAATCTTTGTACGAAGAACATCAATACCAGATTCTTCCGATCCGTTAATAATAAGATAATCTGTTTCTAATTCTTCGCATAATGCTCGAGCAACTGTGGTCTTGCCCATGCCCGCACCACCACATAATAGCATGTTCTGAATCTCACCCTTAGACAACATCTCTTGAAAGATGTTCTTTTGATCTGCGGGTAAGATGCAGTCATCTAGTTTGCGAGGGCGATATTTCTCAACCCATAAAAATTCATTTTCACGATATTCCATAATAACCTCATAATATTAATTTTTTTTCCACTTCATACCCAAAGACCAATAAATTAATCTTTTAATAATATTTGGTCTGTTCTTAGATCGAATAGTTATTGGAGCTTGATCTAGATCAATAATAAAAGATGAAGTAGCAGCACTACCAATAGTATAAAATGCATTCGTACCATTAGCCCAACAATCAATTCGATTACCTACGTAAAGTGATTCTTTTCTCTTATTTTCTTCGTAATCTAAACAGGGTTTAAAATCTAACCCTAACAAAATTTGTTCCGTTAGGGGATAGAAATAGTCAATCTCAAACTGTTGCATCTGGGACAGTAGTAATTTCTTTAATACGTTGTTCCAATACGTTAATTGCAGTATTAAAATGTCCCGTGCCTTCTTCAGAGGGTTTGTAATACCGTCGAAGAGTTTCAATTTCATTCATTAAAACTGCAACATATTCTTCTCTAGATGTTTGAAAAGTGTTCATAATTATACCACCGAATCAGGTTCCATTGCAATAAAATAACCCAATGGCTTTGTTGCGTGTTTAAATTGGAATGCTTTCTTTTTCGAGATTGTAACATTATATGCATCAGGAACAATCTTAAAGTTTTCAACTGCCATGTGGCAATCAAATGAATGTTCGCTTTTACCAATAATTTTCTTATAGGTATTTGCGGTATCATTCTTTTTATCACCGATAGTCAATGTAACATTCTCGCCTTTGCTGGAGATTGTGATTGTCGGTGCACCTGTAATAGCAGCTGCCTTCATAATCATATTAACATCTTCTGCTGTCAATTTAAATTCATAGTGTGAATCTATTTCGATTTCCTTTGCAGGTGCTGCTACAATTACGTTTGGTGCAGAATAGAAGTATTCAAACTTGCCGTTGTCCTTCGACATGGTTAAGCTTTTCTCACCAAATTCTACAGTCTGATTTTCCATTAGTGTTAGCAAAGCTAACAAAGAATTTAAATCGTATACTGCGACTTCCTCTGGAAAGTCTTCAGCAACTTCTGCTCTCGCATAAATGTTTTTTGCTGTGCTGATTGTGGATAATACCTTACCTTTTCGGATAAGAATGTTGCTGTTGATACTAGCAAAATTCTTTAGGATATCAATTGTTTCTTTACTGATTTGCATTATTTAACTCCTTGGTTTCAATGTCATGTACATATAATAACATCATGCTATAGTGTAACACCTTTAGTATGTCTTGTCTATTCCTTCCGGCTTTCTTTCCGTATCTTTGAACATATTTCATTACGTTCCCTGCGGTAAATCCGACACCGTGTCCATTATCAATAATAAATTCAGTTGCCTGAAATTTATTCATTGAATAATGTTGGCCGTAAGTGGCGTCGATATATTCTTTCAACTCGTTTAAAAGTTGATCTTCATTATATTTGTAGTTTATTTCTTTCTCCATGGGTATCCATCCTTAAATTTCTTTTCCATCACACTATTGCCCCATAAAAAGAAGTCAGCCTTGACCGAATCTTCTCTATTACCAACTCTATAATTCAATGAATATATTCCATTAGTATCATACGTAAACTCATGTTCGCGTAATACTTGCATTATGATACGATCTACTTCGGGTTGGTCGTCTGGATGCCTGGCCCTACGATACCATAAAGGAGATATTTGTATTGCGATAGATGTAGGTAAAAAGTATGCGCCCACATCCACAAAGAATTCTTGTTCGCTTAAACACGTATGCCATTTACCTAAGTTTTCACAATCGTCAAGACAAACATACTTACTATCTTTATCAACAATTTTTCTTAATGAGAATGCCCAGTCATTAGTTTCACAAACTTTAACTAATGTTTCAATATGAGCAGGGTCAATGTAATTATCTTCGTCGAGAAACATCACATAATCAGAATCAACTAGATAAGGAAATGAACCATATATTCTATGACCATTATATTGGCTGTGCCCCGTATTGTGGGGCAAGGTAACTACCGTCGCGGAAGTTTCTAAATCTAATTGTTTAACCGCTTTTTCCTGAAACTCAGGCCCATCTATTACTATAAGATGTTCCACATTTTCATATGTCTGTTTTACTACAGAATCTGCATTTTGTTTTAGGTAATCAGATCCTGTTGTAGGAGTGATTACCGTCACCTTTTTACTCATAATTAAACCTTGTAATTTTGTAAGAAATAATTTAAATCTTCTGGAGTACCAATGCCCCACATATTTTTAATCTCTTTTACACGAATCTTCTTTTCATCTAAAATTGCTTCATTGTATACCGGACAAACATAAAACTCATTATTTGTTCTAATATTCTTTTCTATCATTTGACTAGTATACTTAACATAGTCGCTTCCTCGTTTCCAATAATAAACACCGACGGTGGCGTTATTACTAATAACTTTTTTCTCCGCAACTTCTTTTACAAATCCATCCTCGCCGATTGAGGCATAACTCCATTTAGGATGACTTGCTTCAAATGTTAAAATGCCACCTTCAATCGAATCTGCACTAAAAGCATACATACATGAATTAGAATCCCATTCCATATATTGATCGCTATTAGCAATTAACAATGGGTTATCATTATCTATAAATTCTTTTGCCAATAGCGTTGTGCATGCCGCACCTTCAGTTACTCCCTCGACTTGTACTATTTTACAGTCTGGAGCTATTAAGTTCAATAGATATTTTAAATTATATTTGTCATAATGTTCTTTTTGTACTATGAAGATATAATTGGCATCTATATTCAAATTATTAACAACAACCTGAATCATTGGTTTACCATTAACCTCAATTAAAGGTTTAGGAAATGTGTATCCCGCAGTGGCAAATCTTGATCCTGCACCTGCCATTGGAATCAATACATTCAATTTATTATCACGCCAAGGTACCTTTGGACTGTTAGCTAATCCGTTTAGTAACATTAATTCTTTTCTTATTTTCTCCATAGATAAATCTTCGCAATTTTCTACAGGTAATAAATGTGCTCCGCTAGCAATTGCTCCTGTCCTTCCGATATGACTATCCTCAATTATTAAAGTTTCTTTTGCAGTATATCCCATGGCAGTCATACATTTCCAATACATTTCCGGAAATGGTTTCGGTCTTTTAACATCCTCATTACTAACATAGTAATCTATGTATTCCAATATACCAATTTTTAATAAAGATAATTTTACTGTTTCTCTAATACTATTACTTGCAACAACTATTTTATATCCTATTTGCTTTAGTTCTGTGAATATGGATATTAATTTTTGGTCATGTGTAAAATGTTTAAATGCATCTATGGTTGCAGATTGTTTATTTTGCCATACAGAATTAAATTCCGCTTTTGGTAATCCTTTTTCTGAATGTAGTAATTCTAATTTGGCAGTGGTATTTAATCCATCATACTTACTTAGATGTTCCTCTCTGGTAATTACATACTTAGGATCAATTTTATTTAAAGCAGAATTCAATGCATCGTAATGAAGTTCTCTACTATCAATTAGAACTCCATCCAAATCAAAAATTATTAATTTAATCATACTCGGTTAGGTTTAAAAATTTCAAAAGGATTTACAGGAATAGGTGCCAGTCTTTGTAACGGCACATGTCTAATAATATTATTATAGTATTGTACAAAACAATCTTCGGGCGTGTGGTATGTTTCGTAGGAATTTAAACTTCTACTTCCCCACTCCCTCCATCGTTCTTCTTCTAAAAGCCACACTATTTTATCTTTTAGATCAGAACAATCCATATTGTATTCTACATATTCATCAAAGAACATATGTCCTTTTGATATACTATCTAAAGGTAACTTAGGTTGTAAAATTGCTGCACCTGCACTTGCCGCTTCCCAAATTCTCCAGCTATCGTAACTGTTACCTGGATAATTTACCACAATCTTAGATCTATTTAAAATATCTAAAGTTTTAGGAATATTTCTTTCATGCGAATACTTTATTGCCCAATTGATATTTAACTGTGGTTGTATTTGAACTAATTTATCTACAAAAAAGTTTCGTCTTTGATTTGTAGGTGCTCCAATAAAACAAACATCCACATCTCTTTCCCTATTTAAATAATCGTTCACCGATGGAATAGGAAAGTGCATTGGATATATAGGACAATTATAATGTCTATTGGTGTTACTTGTCAATTCTCTATGCATAATTAAATCGGGTGATCTCGAGAACCATCTACTAACATCTTCCGAATCTGTATCATCATGCTGAATAAAGAAACTATTCTTTAAAGAAGTTTCTAGCAATCTACTAATTATAGGTAAATGATGCGGGTCATGTAGATATGCAATTACAACTTTATACTCACAGTTAGGAACGAATGATTCTAGTTCAGGCTCTCCTATAAAATCACAGTCGTACCCAGTATTTTCTAATGATTTAAAAATAAAAGTACTATTAGGTACCCAATGGTAATTTAAAAATAAAATATCTTTTATCATAGTTATTCCACTTCCATAAATTCATATGATATTGCAACTTTGTCTCCGGCACCGTGTTTGCATTGAAAGACTTTAAATCCACGATCTATAAGCATATTGTCTAATACATCAGGATCCTTAACGTGTGGAAATTCGTATCTTATAAAAGATATTGGTATGTTTATAGTCCTAAAAATGTTATCAAGAACATCATATTCTAATCCTTCAATATCTATAAACAATCCATGTATTTTAGTTAAGTTATATTTTTCAACCAAATACTTAAATTCTTCAACTTTAACAAGGTCAAAAATTTCAGAAGCTTCATATCTAACAAGACTACTTTGTACACCCGGTTCGCGGACATGATCCTCGTTATGGTAAATCTTTTCATACTCATTTGTTTTTGTCGGAACAACGGCAATATTTTCAAAGTATAGTGTACTATTTGCATCCTTATAATTTTCTTTACACCGCTCAAATACTTCAGGCAATGGTTCTACTAGTATAGCGTTGTGTTTTTGTTCTAGGAGAATAGATCGTAACCCATACCCCTCACACATTATTCCGTCATTTGCTCCTAGTTGAATAAACCATTGCGTTTCCCCTGGTTTTAATTGTTCCTGATTTATTCGAATTAGATTTTGAAAGTCTATAGTTTTCATATTATTTTGTATGTTATGTTATTATCTATTTTATGTTCCGAAGGAGTACCATAATTTGAAATATAAAATTTAAGGAAGTTTACTGCGTGCGTTGGATCAACATTGTGTTTGTCGTATATGTCTTGCATATGTTTATAAAAGGTACAATACTTTTCCATTACAGTATGATTACCAAATGCTAAATGATCTGAAAAATCCCAGCCACCTATATCGGCAGGTATAATGAGTTCATCACTTTTATATAATTCTATATTCTTATAAGCAATATCTAATCGGGTTCTTAATATTATATCGTATTCACTAATAATAGATTTGAATCCCTCATTAACAAGATACCATTGGTCTCGGCATCTGTTAGCCCAAAATGTTCCATGTTCTATTGCTCTTGGATCAGTAACCATTACGTCATCCGATCTGTCGTTTTGTATAAAAGGTATTTTATTTTTATTGTAATGCTCAAGGTCAAAAATAGAACATGACATTAGATTAGGAACATCCTTGAATATATCTCTTGTTACCTCAGAAGATATTATTTCTTTAGTTAATCTATTGTCACTAACATCCCAAGTTGCTATATACACGTCAGCATTATATTTGCGTATAAGTTCTTCTATAGTAAAAAATACTTTTTCAAATGTTCTAGAAAATCCTGTTAATAAAATTGCTACTCGCATAAGGCATTATACTCATGTAAATATTGTTCTTCAGTTAAATAGCATCCGAGCCGTTGTGGTTGAAAAGCCCAATTTAAATTTATAGCTCTTGCAGTAGTTATAGTATTCATAACCTCAAAATTGTCAATTAGTGCGTGCATTGCTAAATCGTCTGGCCACTCTGTTATATCCAACTCAGGATTAACATATCTTTTAAGTAACATTTTGAACCAAAGATTCTCAGTACAAATAGAACCATTATTTCTTAACTCGGTTATTCTATTTATATCTAATTTTGGTATGTCCTCAAATACACGACCCCATTTTAAAATATCTTCTCTGGTACCAACTTGAAACCAATCGTTTGCCCTATATGTAGATATATCGATATCCGACCCTGGCCTAATAGTCATCATATTACCTATTAGTAATTTCTCATCAAATGCACTAATGTTTGTTTTTGTTTTTTTTGGATAAGTATTTCTTAATTCGAATAGGTCTCTAAAATGTAATATGTCTGTTCTAGTAACCATTACTTCAGACCCTGTACTAACAGATACGCCTACATAATAACTTTGTGCTTGTCTAAGAAACTGTTGCACAGGCCCTTCGCCTGGATCATCCGAACAAACAATTTTATCCACACCAACTAACCCTTGTGTAGCATGTTGTTGACTATTCCATGTACTTAAGATAAGTTCTCCAGTATGCCAACTACGAATACTATCAATGACCTGTTGTATATACACACTAGGTCTCTTATCAAATGCAATACTACCTCTTATAACTACAGATCTCATTTTAGTTTTCCTACAAAATCGCTACATACTCCGTAACAGTTTAAATCTTTTATTCCGTCAAGGGTAGGATTCTTCCACTCAGGCATAACACATACACTACGAGTGGTTAGATCTTTGCCGGGATATGTCCATATCCATTTATGACTAGTAATAACATAATCGTCATTCTGATGCCAAAAATAATTAAGTTGAGTATTTGTCAACCATCTTAGTGCTGATAAATTTTTGGCATGTATCCAAAGACCAAACTGATTAAGAAAATCTTCTCTGATATGATAATCGGGCCTATCATGACCTAACCACAATTCACTATTCTCAACCCATAGATCAATTTCACAATCAAAGCCTTCCTTGAGAGCAACTTTAATTTGTTCTGGTCTATTTTCTAAATTTACATTTGGCCCATCGAATAGGCCTCTATGAGCAATTAATTTCATTTTCTAATATAGATGTTGTTGCCTTCATATTCGAAACCATTAATTTCAAATCCTCCAGGCAGTTCTTCAAAGCCAAGCTTAAATAAAAATTCTTCTATTTCGGGTTTTAAACTTTGGCCTTCGTAATATTCCTTTAGCCCAACTTCTGTAAAAATAACCTTTACATTTTTTAGTGTTTGAGAACCACCCTTAAATACATCTAGTTCTCCACCCTGCACATCTACCCATAAGGCATCAACAGATTTGATACCATTAGTCATTGCCCAGTGATCTAAGGTAAGTGCTTCCACCATAATTTCTTTTTGTATCCAATTCTGATTAAAGAAAGTACCATTCATACCGTCAATAAATTTATACTTACTAGCAGCACCTGGATTATATCCTACGCCCTGAGATGTATCAATATCATAAAATGTTAGTGGTCCATTTTTATTGGACAAGGCTACATTATAAATTTGTATTCTATCTTGTACGTCCTTTGGAACGCTACTCTTCATCTGAATACATTCTCTTAAATTTTGAGGGCTAGGTTCAAATGCATGAATTGTTGCTGTAGGAAAAGCATAAGCAAATTCAATACTTTGTTTTAAATGCCAACTACCTATATCCAATACTGTTTCTATTGTATCAAAATCAATATAGTCAGCAATCTGTAATATTTTAGGTGAAGCAATATTTTCTCTGCCCGAGTTTGCCCAGCCTTTTAGTCTTTCTATGTAGTGATCATTCGCCATGTTGTATTACCTTTTTATCATTGCCGCTAGGCGTCTTTACACAAACAACCGTAGTATCTTCCAAAAATACAGGATCAGAAATTTCCCAGGGTTCGACTATAAAGATATCGCCAGTTTTTAATTCCTTATCCTGCATTATCATTCTACCACTAACTAATAAATTAATCTCTGTGGTTGTGGTGTGATAATGCATATCCCATTTTTGACCTGCAGGATGTGTTCTATAATTAACTTCAAAATCTTTAGTATGATATGCAGTTGGTTCAAAGCCTCCGACAAACCAACCATCATGCATATCTTTTATGTTTAGTATTTTCATAATCCGTAATCTGTCCAATTTATAGTATTAAATCCAGAGTTTGTAATTGCACTTATACCTACTGCTCTATCCATATCATCAATATTCATTTTATCATTAATGATGTATCTGGATCCGCCACCCACTCCCATTACTAACTGATCCCAAGCTAACCCAAAAGAAGTTAATTGTTCTTCGGTTATTTTGCGTGTGCTTTCTTTTCTTGCGGTGACAAAGATAATCTTATGACCTTTGCTATCCCATTCATTAATTTTGTCAACTACACCCGGTAATATTGTAGGGGCATTCTTATAGACACCGCTTATAGTATGTTCATGTTTTAATACCGTACCATCTATATCTATGAATAATGTCTTAGGTTTATTAGTATCAAATTCACCAACCTTGCCTAAATATTTTGCGACATCTTCAGGTGTACCTAACGGAATATATGCATTATTAATTATATGAAAAGGTAAAATTTTAGCGTCACGCAAATAATTGAATGTCTCACTAATATAGCATTCTGGTCTTCCGGATATTCTAAAAGTATCTAGTAATTTTTTTGCGCTGGTGACAAAGTCTTTCCCTCTTTTCCAATAATGGAATCCAATCAGGGCATTATCAGAAATAGGATCCTTCTCCACAACCTTAAAAATTCTATTTAACTTTATTTCAGCAAAACTATTTTTTGGATCTTTACTCTTATATAAAACAAGAGCAGCATCGGGGTCTTTATCTTTGACCCAAGATAAAAATGACATAGGATCCCATTTAATTATTTGATCGCAATTATAAACAACCAATGGATTATCGTTATCAATAAGATCCTTTGCAAACAATACTGTATCTGCTGCACCATCTGTAGTATTACTTATTCTTATTTCTGTATAGTCTATATTTTTGTATTCAAAGATATCTGTCAATTCTTTATTATGCTCGGGATCATCAAAATCTCTAGTAATAAAAATGAACTTACCCTTAACATTAAAACTATCTATAGAATGTTCTATTAAAGTTTTACCATTAACAACAATTAACGGTTTCGGTTTATCTATTCCGATTTTTTGAAATCTAGTTCCCAGTCCTGCCATAGGGATAACAATGTTTATCATACCCTTACCCAATCATTAATAAGATGAAATTGGCTGCCTCGACCAACATCATGATAGTATAATTTCTCAGCAGTTAAGTCTAAACTATCTGCTAGATGAATTATGCTACTATCTATACAATGTATTTCTTTGGCGTTTTTAATTACGTCTGTCCAATCTAATATAGTATCGGTCAATCCTGATTCAACATAGTATATAGGCAAATCTGTTGTTATGTCTAAATTGTAAGAACCAGGACTACCTTGACAATGTACTAAGCAATAGTCTTTATCTTTTATAAACTTATTAAAGAATTCTTTACTAGAAGAATCATCTTTCGGCATTTGAAATTTATCCCATCTATCCTGAAATTCAATACCCGACATACCATAGAATTCAATATCGAAAAATTCAGATCCGCCACCCGTATAAATTATATCTAAGTGCGGTATATCTGTACGATACTCGGCAACAAATTGTTGTTCTTTTTCATATGTCTCATAAGGAATAGATACAGGAATTACTATATCAGAGTCTTCGTATAGTTTATTTACTGTAGGCAAATTAATATCTTTAACCATAAGATATAATCGCTCTACATCATATTTTTCTATAAGTCCATAAACCATACCATTACATATGATGTGGTCACCTAAACCTAAGTGGTGGTGTAATACTAATTCTTTAAATTTTTCCATCGTATACAGGCTCATCGTTTTCTGTGTATGTTTGACCTATGAAATTGTTATTTTCAAAATCATATGTCTCTCTCATCCAATCTACTTCTTTAACTCCATATATTGCAGTATCGTTCATTATGTTTGGCCAAACTTTATCTCTCAAATAAAATTGATCTACCAAATATTGTTTAACGGAAATATATTCTTGCATAGCATCCTTAAGTGTACTATCCATTATTATATTCTTCTTACCCCACATACCTGCTAATATAGGAAATTCGTAGTGTGCGTCGTGGTCTCGAATAACCATATAATTATATTCGGATTCGAGCCAGTTGTCAATAAGTTCTTTTTCTCTTAAACTTAATCTTGAATCTGTGTCCCTAGATAATATCACACCTGGATTATTGAACATCATTTCAAATCTCCAGAATGCACCAAAACTATCATCTGTTACTTCTTTAACTATTGTATTTTTAAATGCAGATAGTTTATCTATTGTTTCTTTTGGTACGGTTGCATCGTAGTAAAATACGCATTTCCATTCAGGAAATATTTCTTCTGCAAGTTCTGCATTTCTAATTGCGCCCTGAAGATATTTAGGATTATCGCCCCAAATACTAAATGTGAAGTATTTGTCTACCATACAAAATTTGACTTGTGCCAATCCACAACTTCTTCCAAACAAGTATCAAAATCTGCTTCGCATGACCAACCTATACTTTTTAACTTACTATCATCTATAGCATAACGTACATCTTGACCCTGGCGCTTTTCCGAAAAATCCATATACTTGTCGTAGTCTGTTCCGGTGCCAAAATAATTATCTATAATTTTTCTTGCAACAACGATATTCTTTTCTTCATAGTTACCCGAGATATTATAAATCTCATTGGTAACATTTTGAGAAACAATTAAAGAAACTGCATTTGCCGTATCTGAAACATGAAGCCATGTTCTAATAGGTTCACCGTTATCGTGCATAACGATTGGTCTATTTAAAGTTAAATTCTTGCATGCTCGTGGAATAAATTTTTCTACATATTGTCCTATGCCATAATTATTAGTTGGTCTAACAATTACGTAAGGAATATCATATGTTCTTGCCCAGGCAATAACTAACATATCTGCGGCAGCTTTAGTTGCGGAATATGGATTGCTTGGTTTTAATAAATCTGTTTCAGTATGAAACCCTGAGACTAAGTCACCATACACTTCATCTGTACTAAAGTGTAGCAGTGTCGGTCTTCGTGATTTTGGTTTTTGTTTGATGAGTTCTAATATCTTATGAACTCCGTTGATGTTACTTCGCAGGAAAACATCTGAGCTGACAATACTATTGTCCACATGAGTTTCTGCGGCAGTATTAATAAAGTAATCACAATCAACTAATCGTTCGATATTGTTTATATCGCAACCATCAAATTTAAAATTTTTATATTCTAGTAATTCATAAAGAAAGTCTCTATTACTAGCGTATGTTTTACTATCTATACCATAAACATAATGACCTTCATCTAGGAATTTTTTGGTTACATGGTAACCTATAAATCCTAAACATCCTGTGACATAAAGTATTTTCATTTCATATATTCTTTCATTCCGTACATAACACCATATAGATCAAAATCTGATAAAAGATCTAGCATAGTGGAATCGCCAATATATGGTTTATCACTTGTGGATTCAACTATTATTTCTTTATCTATATTATTTATATCGCAGAATAGTTGTAAAAATTCACTCAATGTTCTTTTCTTTTTATACACGCAATCTATTTGCCTGTGATGATAGTTGTTGTTTATAACATATTCTATAATTTTATAAAAATCGCCAATGTAGATATAATCAAATTTTCTATCATTAGTTAAAACGAAAGGACCATCCGATGCTAAAAATTTTTTTAATAATCTACTTTCCTTTTCTTCGGAACCAAAACATCCAAACAATTTAAGATTGGTAAATTTACTGGGATCTAAATCCCTAGAAATCATTCTTTTAGAAAAAGCATATGCGCTGTTATTGGAATAATCTTGTTCAATACCGGATCCTATATTAATGTATCTTCCAAATAAATCAGAATTGGATTTGAAATTATAATACATTGCTAAGTTTTTAGCAACTATACTTGGATCATTACTGTTAACATTTTCGTTGCCACCAAAAGTAAGACAATTTATAACGAAATCGGGTTGAGATAGTTCTAATACATTTCTTACAGCGGCAGCGTCAGTTACATCTATACCCGGTTTGGAGATAGACATTACTGCATTATTCTTTGCTAATCGAGGAGCTATGTATGAACCTATAAATCCTCCAGCACCTAAAATAAGAATATTCTTCATTTTATTTTCACTATCATTTCTTTGGTTAATTCCTCATCTGAAAGGAACGGAGTCATATCATGCAGACCAGCTTGCTTGCCATTCTTCAATGCTTGCGCTGGTAAGATCTCCTGGTCTTCTAAACATTTACAATCTATAATCATAGGACCAACTGTTTCTAATAATCTAGGTAAATTATCAAGACTAGTTTTATTTTTAATAGGAGCATATTTCATACCAAAGGATGCAGCAATGTTTCTAAAATCAGGAAACCATAATCCTGATTCAGAACTTGTACCGAATACTCGCCCATCAAAGTATTTAGATTGAGTATTTTTAATACTTAAGTAGCCATTGTTATTCAATATAATAAACTTAATATTAAGATCATGGAGTTTTACCACAGCCAGTTCTTGAAGATTGCTCATAAAACTACCATCACCCATAATAGATACAACAGGTTGATTACTAGCCATGCTTACACCGATTGCCGCCGGTAATGCCCAGCCCATATCTGCTTGTGCTGGGCTCGATATAAATCGTTGTCCCTGTTTAACATTTAATGCAACAGGACCAGCATAACTAATACTACCAGCATCCCCCATTAAAATGTCTTCGGGTCTACTGTGTTTATTAATAGCATCTAATACTGCGTATAAATTTAATGCGTTATTTTCATTAGTTGCTTCCCACTCGGGTTGCATTACCGGCCAAATATTTTTCCAATGGTTACATTTATCTATCCAATGTTGATGCTTCATATCATTTCCTTAAAAAAGTCAGATAGCGACATACAAATCTTTTCATTGATAAATAGTACATCTTTCTTTAGTTCATTATCATCTATGTCAATTAGTATTTTATAACTCTCAGGGCTAAACTGGGTTGGGTCATATCCAACAACACTAGAATTTAAACTACTACCCAATACTAATAAACAATCCGCATTCTGCATAGCAAAATTCCCTGCTCTGCTACCCTTAATACCTACCGCACCAATATTCAAAGGATGTGACCCAGGAAAGTAATCTCTTGCACCATATGTACTAACAAAAGGTAAATCATATGTTTCAATAAAATTTACAAATTCTTTAACTGTGTTACTTTGTCTGATACCGTAACCTGCCAAGACAACTGGTCTTTGTGCTGTATCTAGTATAGTCTTTATTCTAGATAAATTATTTCTCGTATAGGATGGGGCTGGGTCTACATATAAAGTATAATCCTCTGGCATTTGTGCTGTTTGTACATCTCCCGGAATATCTATCCAAACAGGACCTCGACGACCTTCTTTAGCTAGGTGTATAGCATAACTTAATTGATATGCTACATCTTCGGGGCTAGTAATAAACTTACTATATTTAGTCATCCCGGCATATGTACTAACAATATCGTGTTCTTGGACACCATATTTTCTAAGACTAATACCCTTTTGCATATTGATCCAACTACTACAAGTATTTAATCTAACATTGCCTGATAAAAATAAAACAGGGACACCATCTTGCCAGGCATTTAATACAGATGTAGCACAGTTAGTTCCCGCACATCCTGTTGTAGGATTGACTACTGAGAGTTCACCTGTAAATTTACTCTCACCAATAGCAGCATGACCGGCACCTTGTTCATGATGATAACAGATATAACCTATCTTACCGTGCTTAATAAAACCATCGTTTAATCCGCTAGCACCCCCGCCCATTAACCCATGGACTTTAGTAATACCTTGCTGGTATAAGTAATTAGCAATCCAATCGCATACTCTCATATTTTTCCTAAGTAAATAAACCCATAAATCCATCTACAACTTCACCAATATATTCAATTTGTTCGGGTGTAATAACTGGACTTGTTCCATGGAAGAATGTGTTTGTCATAACCATTGTTGCAATAGGGAAATTTGCTTTAGCATCTGCAGGATCCATAATATGAGAATACGCAGGTTGTAGCATAATATTACCAGCAAAATATGGCCTTGTCTGAATAAGTTTCTCTTCTAAGTATTCCACAATATCACTTCGTGTAAAAGGAGAACCTTTACGAATAGTTAAGGGGAATGCAAACCAACTGGGATCAGAATGTTCTTGTGGTCTAGGCAAATGGAAATACTCTTCATACTTACTATAGATATCAAATAACAATTTATAGTTACGTCTGCGTAGGAAATGAATCTGATCTAATTTTTCTAGTTGAACTAATCCCATTGCTCCCTGCATTTCAATTGGTTTTAAATTATAACCAATTTCATCATACACATACTTGTGGTCAAATATTTCACCCGGCATTGTAGGAATCCATTCTTGGAATCGTTTACCGCAAGTACCACACTTTAGTTTGTTGGCTTCAGGACCTACACAATAACAACCTCTGCCCCATTCTCTAAATGATCTAGCAATAACTTCTGTCTCATAAGTTTTACATGCTACAAATCCGCCCTCACCCATAGTCATATGATGTGCAGGATAAAAAGAACAAGATGCCATTTCACCAAATGATCCTAATGGCTTGCCGTCATAAGTACTACCTAAAGCATCACAACAATCTTCCAATAAGATTAAATCATACTTATTAACTAATTCCATAACCCATCTCATATTAGGAGGATTGCCTAATACGTGAGCAAATGTAATTACCTTAATATTATGTTGCTTAATTAATTCTTCTGCTTTGGTTAAATCTAGATTAAGTGTGTCTAATTCAATGTCTAAAAATACAGGTTCAAACCCTAGTTGTAATGTAGGGTTTAGCGTTGTAGGAAATCCTGCGATTGGCATTAATACTTTAGTACCTTTAGGTAAATTATAACCTCTTTTAGAAGTCAATGTAGCCATCATAAGTAGATTGGAACTTGATCCTGAGTTTGTTAAGATACCGCGTTCTTTACCAAACTGTTTAGGGAATTCCTTCTCAAACTTTAATGACTTGTCCCCCATAACTAACCAACCATCGAGTAAAGTATCTATGACAGACAAATACTCGTGTTCGTCAAAATAGGGGCCTGCGTAATTTACGAAATCTTTACCCGCAGTCCATGTCTTATTTGCTGCCTTATTCTGAAAATAAGCAGCTACACCATTAATGATATCTTGTTTATTCATATTACCAGTATGCAAAATTAGTTTCTAAAAATTTATAATCCTCGCGCTTCTGCGCACTATCTATGGGCATAGGATACATCCAATGGTCATTGTACATATTATACCAACCTTTGTAACCATCAACCTTTGTCCATCTATATCCTAGTATACCAAAGAATATTTGTATAGCTCCACCCGTTTGAATACCTATTTTACCTTGTTGTTTAGCATAGTCTACATAAAAAGGAGACGATGTTGTTGCGCCAGAAAGTAAAACATCATAGTCATATTTAGACATTTCTTCCATAATATAACCGACAGTATCCGACCAACTATTACAACCGGGATATTGTCTATCATCCATCATAGGATGAAATGGACTTCGTATAACACCTGCTAGTTCAAAAGGTGCAATTATATCTTTATCCTTGCCCCATATTTGTTTTATACGATTCCATTGATACTTAATTGTTTCTGCGTGCGTGGATATTACTAATACTTTTTTACCCTTGAGGTATTTTGTCCAAGGATCAATACAACCTGGCACATGAGATGCATGACCTAGAATTGCCCCCGGATCCATAACAAGTATAGAATGCCCAGAATAAATTGGTCTGCCTGCAAAGGTATCATATATGAATTGTTTACTAGGATCGTTGTGCATAGAATTTTCTACATCAACAAATCCCAATAAATCAGATTGTTTCATTAAGTCAATAGTTGCAGGATAAATGCTATCCAATAGATATTCTACACTTGTAGGAAATACTCCTGCTTGAACTACCGTGGAATCATTACAAAATTCAGAAGAAGGTTGTTTATTACTTAAGATACATTCTATAATATACTTGGCTGTATTGTCAATACGAAGAATAGATGCAGGATCACCTTTAATTAAGGTATCCCTAATTATATCATTCGTTTGTTGATAGCTGATCTTCATAGTATTTTGATAGATTAGTAATGTCTGTTTTAATGAAATAGAATGCTTCCTTGACGTCTTCTTCTAAGGACTCATACAATTCTGCCATCTCTCTTTCACCTTGATCCTTATTATAATTGGTTCCTGGCGGATGGTCAATAGTATGTGAATAATCTCGGAGAACTGGTCTTTGACTTAAAAAGCTAAGAGCAGAATAAATTATATCAAAACTCCAACCCATCTTATACGGAGAGAAATCAATTCCTTTTTCATCTGCCATATTAATAATGTCTTTGTGGATAAACCAACAAGTACAATCTGTATCTGCTACCATTTTAAGATTGGGTTCATCTATATTAAATTGTAGATCAACTCTGGAAGAATTATACCAAGTATAATCCACATTGGGTGCATAGATTCCCCATTCATAAGTTTCAAAATATTTTTCTGCATCAGCATATAATTGTTTCCAATTATCGTATGATGCATCACCCTGAATATGAAATAATACGTCACCGTTTTCTTTCTTAAAGATTTCCAAAGCTTTCATAAACTGAGCAGTAAAATAACTATCCTCGCCTATGTTATGCCAATCAGGATCGTTATGGTCATCATCACTATTAATTACGATTGGTTCAACTCCCATCCCTCTGAGTTGATCTATCTTTTTAATTGTTTTGTCGTATTGTCCGCGCCAATTAAATATAAATGTAAGTATTTTCATTATTCTCTCATGTCTTGTTTGTTATAAACTACAGACTCAAACCAATTTAAAAAATTGTTCAAGATCATATAATCTCTAGGGATGCCTGCTGCTAAAGGAGGCGCTGATATTACTCTGTTATATAGATCCTCATCTGAATCTAATCTCATAACAAAATCAATTACTTCTTCATGATTACTAAAATCATGTACATTAATAAAAGATTGAATATTAAAGTCTGATGCTATTGTAGGGCTGCCCCAATAGATAGGAATAGTTCTAGCATAAAAAGCATGGAGAATTTTTTCTGTGGCATAACCGGGATAAGAACCAGACTCAAAACATATATTAAATTTACGCTTGGTCAAGAAATTAATCTTAGCAAGTTCCCCGTCTAGTTTGCTACCTATATTATTGTATAAGCCTCCGCCGCTATCTACCTTCTTTATCTTATTCAATTCTTTAAAAAATTCATTACGCTCTTCGCAACCTGGATTGCTAACAACAAAAGAACAAAAATCTGTTTTTAGAATTGGATTATGCTCGCCGAGAATGTGATAATACTTATGCCCAGTGTTGTGAATAGCATCTAATGCCCACATATAAACTACGAACAAGGGTAAGCGGAAATGCCAATTACTATAGTTATGATCAAAAGTAATTGCATAATGACAGTCATAATTGTCTGGTCTTTGATTCTCACCTGTATAGAAAATCTTAACACAATCCGATTTACTAAATTTTTTATTATTTGTTCCAAAATTACTATCACCGAAGATCAAATAATCAGGATTTTCATTATCTATTTCCACATCAAATCTATTTGCCAATAGACTATGGAAGAATTGTGATATATGCTCGTGCGTGTCAGCAAAACCTAATTTTATTTTTTTACTCATTTAATTTCCTCAATACTTATTTCTATACTCAATTTGTATCCATCGTCTATCATTCCATTCACAATTTATTTGTGCATCATGTTTTATCATAATATTATGAAAGAATAGATCTGCAGATGTTTGATCAACCATACTATCTACAATGCATTGGAAAAAACTTCCTACTGCGTGTATCTCTTTTGCTCGCTTTATTAAGTCGACAAAATCAAAAACATTATTAGTTACACCCATTTGTATTTTAACTACTTTAAGATTTTTGTGTTTAGATACTTGATCTAAAGCTAACGGTAACTGAGAACTAATACTACTATTATCATGTACTAGAATAAAATCTTCTTCATTAGTTAATTGCTTATAAATTTCTAAGGATCTTTCTGTGGATTCGGGAATTTTAGCATGAGTATATCTAATAGAGAAATGCATGCCAGCCAATTCATAGAATTGACGATCAAAGTTTGTAGCAATGTTTCTCATCTCTAACTCACCCTTAGAATTCATTACTATTCTTCCTGGATAGTATAATAAAGGATCACCGACACCTATATACTCAGATTTAGTATCATCCACTATCTTTTGTATTAGATGCCTACCATTAAGATTGATGTCTATATCTGGCAATGAAACAGGTTCTACTTTATCAAATCCTTTATATAGAGCATTTATAGATTCACTAAACATCTTTATATGAGGCACATAAACTTTGTCATAGTCTTCGGTAAACGAATGAACCATGCCATTAGTAATGATATGGTCACCTAACCCAGTATGAGTGTGTAATACTAAAGAGTTCATCGGTTACCTAAGATACCCGATGCTTTAATTTTTTCTGAAGGCGCACAAAGCATATTTTGCCAATCCACAATGTGATATTCATAATCCGTTAGACTAGACAATTCTTTTTTAATATTATCCTCGCCTGCCATATTATACTCAATCCAAATCCATGGCCTATGTGCTTCTATAGTATTAATTGCTCCACGTAATGCTTCACATTCAAAACCTTCAATGTCTAATTTTAAAAAGTCTAATCTAGGAAGTTCCATATAGTCTAAAGGAATAACATCTACAGAACTATAATCTAACGACCCAGCTGAGTCTGTTGCTTTAATAGTAACCATACCATAATCAGTATTTAAACTATAGTCTACAGGAGATACTTCAGCAGTAGTTTGTTCACTACCTATTCCTAAATTATATAAAAAGACATTTGGTAATTCATTTAACGCAATGGTTCCGCCCAACGCATAGAATAATTGTTTCTGTGGTTCAAAAGAAACAACTTTGCTATTTTTTGCCTTTACCATTTGTGCCACAGGAATAGTAAAGAATCCCATATTAGCTCCGCCGTCCACAATAATAGCATTTTCGGGCAAAGTGTTTATGATTGCGAAGATATTATTTAATTCTTGCTCTATGTGTGTTTTGCCTGTCATCAGCATTACAGATGCCGGATTAGGTGTTGGGTGACCGGGTGTGCAATTTCTAGGCAAAATAAATTTACCATATGCAGAATCCATTACCATAAAATTGCCTAGTGTGCTCATATCATTCCTCGATCTTTTTTATACCAATCAATAGTAAGTTTTAACCCGTCGTCAAAACTTGTTTTAGATTTCCATCCCAATTTTTTTAATTTAGTGTTATCTAGTTTGCGTCTTGGTTGTCCGTTGGGTTTATCCTTATTCCAAACAACCTTGCCTGTAAATCCAAAAGCTTTTGTTAATTTGGTTACAAGTTCTTTGATAGTTAATTCTTCATCACTTCCGATATTAACAAATTCTTTTTCATTATAATTTTGCATTAACCAAAAGCAAGCATCTGCCAAATCATCTACATATAAAAACTCTCGCGTTGGAGTTCCGTCACCCCAACATTCAATACTATCCTCACCATTCTTTATCGCATTATGCATCTTAGTAATAATGCCAGGAATAACGTGCCCATGTTCTGGAATAAAATTATCATTAACACCATATAGATTCGCGGGCATACAACTAATAGCATTAAACCCATACTGACGTCTGTAGTATTCGCACATTCTTAAGCCAGCAATTTTAGCAAGAGCATATCCCTCATTCGATGGCTCAAGAGAAGCTGTAAGAAGATATTCTTCTTTGATAGGTTGAGGAGTAATTTTTGGATAGATACAAGCAGAACCTAAAAACAATAATTTTTTAGCGCCACTTCTATATGCCGCATCTATAACATTTGTTTGAATAATTAAATTATCATATATGAATTCTGCGGGGTTAGTTGAATTCCAACTAATGCCACCAACTTTAGCAGCACTTAAAATTACATACTCAGGTAACTCTATACTAAAAAAATTCTTGACAGCCCTTTGATCTCGAAGATCTAATTCTGCCTTTGTCCTAAGAATTAGATTTGTATAACCTTCTTCTTTTAATTTTCTAACAATCGCAGATCCAACTAATCCTTTATGGCCTGCTACATAAATTTTACTATTTTTTTCCATAAAATCCTTAACCAAAATTAATACACATATCCTCTACCAGAGCATCGAAAGTATATTCTGGCTCCCAACCTAAAACGCTCTTAGCTTTTGAGGGATCACCGAGCAAAGTCTCAACTTCAGCTGGTCTAAAATATTTAGGATCAACTCTAATTATAACTTTACCCGTATTAACATTAATGCCTACTTCATTTAATCCTTCGCCTTCCCAACGAATTTTTAGATAGAAATATGGGGCACATTTCTCAATAAAGTCCTTAACCGAATATTGTTTACCTGTAGCAATGACAAAGTCTTCTGGTTTATCCTGTTGTAACATTAACCACATTGCCTTAACATAATCCTTAGCATGCCCCCAATCTCGTAAAGCATTCAGATTGCCCATATACAAACACTCTTGGCGACCTGCACTAATTGCTTCTAAACCATCTACAACCTTCTTTGTGACAAAATTAAATCCACGGCGAGGAGATTCGTGATTAAATAAAATACCAGAACAACAAAACATATCATATGATTCACGATAATTCTTTGTGATCCAGTATGCATATAATTTTGCTACACCATATGGCGATCTAGGATAAAACGGAGTTGTTTCTTTTTGTGGAGTTTCCTGAACTAATCCAAACATTTCTGAGGTAGATGCTTGATATATTTTACAAGTCCTATCCATATTTAAAATTCTAACTGATTCTAATATTTTAAGGGTACCTAACGCATCAACAGTTGCAGTATATTCAGGAGTTTCAAATGAAACCTTAACATGACTTTGTGCAGCTAGATTATAAATTTCCGAAGGATTGTGTTTCTTCAAGACATTCATAATGGATAAGGAATCTGTTACGTCACCATAGTGAAGATGTAATTTTGGATTATTGTAGATGTGGTCGATGCGACCTGTGTTCATTGAAGAGCTACGACGGATAATACCATGTACTTCGTAGCCCTTAGATAATAATAATTCTGCAAGATAAGAACCGTCTTGCCCAGTTATGCCTGTAATCAACGCAACTTTGTTGTCCATAGTATAGCCTTAAAATAATTTATAAAAATATTTATATAGTTAAAGATAGGTGTAGGGCACCAAGGTGCCCTTTTTATTAGAAATTAAAAAATCTTAAAATGCGATTTCGTCATCTATTTCTGTTGGCTCCGGTGAAGAAGCTTCTGATACCGGCGCATTCATTTTAGCCCAAAGATCCATAAATGCTGTCTTTGTGTCATCATCAAATCGATTAATACAATAATTAATTGCCTCAGTCCGATTTTCAAATATTGAATATGCTTGCACAATATTTACCAAACGGCGTGTACTGATAATTTCATCTACACCACCTTCTTTAAAAGTCTTGCGGATAATGTCTGCCCAATTAATTAACTTATCAGCAAATTCCGCATCCACTTTACCATAGAATTCCATTTTATTATTGACAATCTTTTTCTCAACAGTTGTACTAGGATATTCTTGTTCAACAGTAATAGGGAAACGCTCAAGAAATGCCTCATCTAAAATCTGAGCTGCAATAAAACGACCGTCTTCTGTACCTCGACCTTTAGTGTTTGCTGTAGCAATAACATTAAAACCTTGTGCTGGACGAATAACCTCACCTGTCTTTTTATTGAAGTATGCTTTACCTTCCAACACGCTTTGTAGACACATCAATTTATTAGATCCACGATCAATTTCATCAATCAAAAGAATAGCGCCCCGACGCATTGCTGTTAGAACAGGACCTTCACGATAAATTACATTACCATCCTGCAATGTATTGCCACCTATCAAATCCTCTTCATCTGTTTCCACAGAAACATTAACACGAATACAATCTCGTTTTAACTTAGCAGCAACTTGTTCTACCATAGTAGTCTTTCCATTGCCTGAAAGACCAGTAATAAAAACAGGATAGAATGTTTTAGATTTTACAATCATTTCCAATTGCTTGAAGAATCCAAACGGAACATAGGTATCATCTTTATCGGGAACTACACTATCAATTTCTGTAGTCATTCGCTTTTGTTTGAATGGAAGTACTTGCGCCTGTAATGCGGGAGCCATTTCTTCTTCGTTCACAGTAACTGTCTCACTAGTTGTATTATATAAATTTAGCATATACATTTTTCCGTTTTTAATGTCTCGGCGTGAGACAAGAAAATGGGGATTAGGTAAGCTGTGTTCAATGCAATAAGAAACAATTTGTTCCTTAGTTACACTTGTGCCGTACTTAGCAATTAGTTTTACAACTAATTCTTGTCGGGATTCGTTTGAGAAATGAGATTTAGACATAATATAACTCCTGTTCAATGTTCATAATTAATTATAACACCTTTTCCAATAGGTGTCAAGCAATTTTTTCCACAAATCTACTCAAAAGAACTCTGTTGATACCCTTACTCTTTTGCATCATCATAAATGCGTGCTTAAGTTGAGTCTTTGAGGCATTCTCATCCACTTGCATTTCTTCATCTTTTGCATCCAAATCTTTTCCACCCGGGATGATGTAGTAATCGTCATATCCCGCACCATTTATCATAAAGAATTTTTGCCTTTTAGCCGTCTTTAATTTTTCATCAAAGTCTGGCATGTTAGTACCTGATTTATCGAGTCTCGACATGATTTGTCTTTTATAATTACCAGAACTAATATAAAATCCAATTACATTAACTCCAGTATTAGCTTTCAACAATTCTAGCAATGCGATAGTTAAATCTGTTTTTGGTCTTGCTCTACCTTCATTCATTGTCTTGGTATCTCTAATAATGATGTTGCTATCACCATATCTACTATTAGGCAAATAAGCCTTCTGACCTGGCTCGTGCAACACCCTTAGAGTTTCATTCGAATCGCCATCTGTTAGGAATACTGTATTCACGACATCTAAACGATACTTCTTTCTAAACTCCTTGACAATTTCCATACTTGCAACTACTGCTTCATTTAAGGGGGTACCACCTAAATCTTCAAAATCGGAATTTCTAAAGTCATGAGAAATAATATTTGCCGTTTGATATGAATTAATTCTCCAATTCCGACGGTCATACATCTCACCTACGAGTAACCAATATTTAGATGCTTCTTTGAATTCCACACTAGACATTTCGCTAGATAAATATTCACGTAATCTAAAAAAGGAACAGTCGTTAAAGTCAAGCTCACCTATATTATTTGAGAACTTAAAGTATTTTTCTCGAGTAACTCTTCGTTCTTGCTCGTATGTGGCCAAGTCATATCCTAGCTCTTGTGCAATACGTTCAGGTGTATTAGAAGAATCTGTAAATGCATATACGCGGAATGGAATATTTACTTTTTTACAGAATGTTGCAAGAATTAAAGTTTGTTCAATTGTTGCACGAATGTTATCATACATAGATCCAGAATAATCCACAAACATAACTAAACCATGGGACTTGCCTTTTGGCACAACTGCTATGCGTTTAAATAAGTCGTCATTAGTTTTATACTGATGTATTTTCTTCAAATCCAATTCGCCAGTTTTTGAAACGGATGCGCGAGCAAACTGTCTAGCATTTCGACGCATTTCAAATTCTTTGATTAGATAAGAAATATATTTCTTATTTGTTTCATTAAAACGAGCAAATGCTTTATTCTTGCCCTCTTCTATTAATTGTAATGCTTGTTTCTCACCCATATTTATAGGATAAGAAAAATTATTGTAATGCGGTTTGATGTTCTTGTACGGAACAATAATATGCCTTAAATTTACTGTTGGGCAATTTGCATAATGATATGGTTTAAGACTATCATCTACCAAAGATTGTTCCCGTTGTCTAAAGTGGCGATCTGTCATTGATTCAGGATCTTCGTCATCGGCCGACGATTTAGAACCGCCCCAACCCCGCTGGCGTTTTTGCCTGTTCCCAATATCATCGTCTTCCATTTCATCATAATCATACTCAATATCATCATCTTCGGAATCTTCACCATCCAGATCGGCCCATAGGTTTTCAAGTTGTTCTCGTAATTCTTTTTTGCCGTTAGCATAAAGTTTATGAGCAATAGTTTCAACATCTTCCCATGTCTTCATATTATCGAGCAAATCAATATAGTATTGTTCCTCTTTCGAGAATTGGATGTTAAGATATGAACCAACCTTATAGTGAAGATTAATCCTATCAATTAAGGGAAGTCCAGCGATATCCAAATCTTCGGCATACACACCAAAGAAATCTTTATCCATTAAATCAGAGTAACCCTTTTTAAAGCTAGTCTTTAGACCAGGGAATTTTTCTTGGATTTTCTTTTCAATACGAACATCTTCAATGACATTCAAATATGTCTTGAAGCCCGGTTTAGTTTTGTCTTTTAGATTGTTGTGCCAGCCGTCATTCGGTGTATATAATGCGTGGCCTGTTTCGTGACCCAGTAGGAGGTCATATAGTTCAGAAGACATTTCTTTCCACATGGGAAGAACCATGACTCTGTTCTTAGTATCAAAGTAAGCAGTTACAGTTTTGCGATGCTCGACTGTAATGTTCTCAGTTGCAAGTAATTTTGCGAGTATAGATTTCGACTGTGCTAGCATACACTTCTCCTTCGGTTTTCATTATTATAACACCTTTTAGGATAGAAGTCAAGCCCCCAGTAAGCCACTAACTACGGGTGATTGCCAAAATCTTTTCTATTTGTTTCTCTATAAGAGGAACTCTATTTGGCCAGTGTATGTAATCTTTCTCAGGATTTTTCATCAAGTTGACCAAAAGCGGTAAAATCATTTTTTCAACTGAAGCCAACTTTTGTTTTATTTCTGCATCTGCACCAGATTTAACTTCAGTAATGAATGGATCTAATACATCATTTTCATGGACTGCTGTAAATCCAAAATCATTACTTAAGTCTAAATACTCTAAAGGTATTTTGGTTGCCATATTATTTCCACTTGGGCCCGTGAATCCAACCTACCAAAGCTTTTCTTGTTCCTTTAGTTACAGGCTTAACTTCGTGTAATGTATATGATGGAAAAAACGTAATTGCTCCCTTTTCTTTAGCAATTGGAAAGGGTTCTTGAGATGTGATTAGATATGTTTGACCACCTTCGTATTCGGCAGGATCAGTCAATTGCATGGTAAAACTTAATTTTCTAGGATATTGTCCTGCACCCTGAAAGTGATGGTCAACGTGAGCATCATAGAAGTCACCCTCATTATATACTGAGAACTGTAAATTTTCTATATGGTTAAGATCAAATCCAAACCATTGACTGTTTGCTGATAATACTACGTCTGTTAATTTTCTAAACAACCAAGCATTTTCTGCAGTAGTAGGAATCCACGAAATCTTTGTCTTTCGTATTTCAGGATTTGCACCGCCAGCTTTGTCAAATGTACCACCTACTTGGGCATCCCCAATTTCTAAAGAGTCACCTAACTCTATAATACTTTTGATCATATCATCATCAAAGATATTTTGATAGTAACAATATGCGTTGATTTGATGTGTATGTAGTTGCCATTCATTTGCCATTTTATAATCCTTGTATTCTAGAAAAGTTTTGGTACTTCTCAAATTTTATAACACTTCTAAATTTATCAAAAAGAAGATCTCCTTTGTGACTAATGACAAAAACATTAGTCTCCTCTCCTAAAGTATTTATTAGGTTCATTACGTAGTCTGTGCCGTTAGCATCTAAAGAAGAGTCAAAAACCTCATCAAGTAATAGAAGGTTTGTGCTAGCACAATTCTTCATTTTGGCGATTGTTCTCCATGTAAATAATAATGCTAAATCAATACGTTGTTTTTCACCTTCACTAAATGAAGCGTATGAGAATTCATCTCTATGTCTTGATTTAATAGATTCACTAAAAGTTTCATCTAATTCAAAATGACAAAAGAAATCCATTGCCTGTAAATATTTGTTTACAAGTTTATTAATTACGGGCAAATACTGACGGATGATCTTAGTCTTAATACCGGTGTCCTTGAGAAGTATGGATGCGATATCGAGGTAATGTTTATCTTCATTAAGCTTCGTTTTATCATCTGCATGCGAGACAACTTCCTTTGCCAAAATTTTGAGCTTCCTCTTTTCATCTTCCAGGTTTGTCGTATCTCCAGTGTCTCCTGCCAATTCGTCTTGTAATTTTTGAATATAGCTTTGTGAGGCAATAATTCTGGAATTGAGTTGTATGATATTGCCCTGATGTTCAGAGATTTTTGTTTCGATCTCAGCAATCTCATTAAGTCTAGTTTCAGTATCGTTAAGTTGCTCGGTAAGGGTTTGTATTGCTGTTTGTACTTCTTCGAGTTTATGTGTGTGAAGTGCGATTGCGCTGTGTTTGAGATCAGGTACCAAATCTTGGCTACATGTCGGGCAAAGGTCATGTTCGTGGTAAAATTGTATGCTACTTTCCTGTACCTTAATTCGTTCGGTAAGTTTTCTAAGCAAAGTTCCCATTTCCGTATATCTGTCACGTTTCTCAGAAGAGTCTTGTATCGAGGATTCGAGATTTCCCTTCGCTCCCCTTTCTGCATCGACCAAGGATGTAAGCTGTGATACTTCCTGATTCGATTCAAGTATTCGCTTTTGTACATCATCTACTTTCCTTTGTTTATCATTTTCTAATGTGCCAATATATTGCTGTTGCAATTTAACTTTGTTTTTACCAAGTTCAATCTTAGTATCTATGTCTGTTATTTTAGTTTTAATTTCAATGTTCTTATCTTTAAGAACAGAATTCATCACAGTAAAAATTTGAATATCTAAAATATCTTCAATAATTTCTCTTCTATGTCCCAACGGCAATTGCATAAAAGGAGTAAATGATGCACTACCTAAAATAACAATTTGAGTAAAAGATTTATAATTTAATTTTAGAATAGCGTCTTCAAGATATTTTTGATAGTCCTTAGATGCAGCGTCCTGATTCAATAAGGTTCCGTTAACATATATCTCAAATATTCCAGGTTTAATACCTCGAACAATTCTATAATCCTTTGAGCCAATAGAAAATTCTAATTCTACCTGTAAATTTTTACCATTAATACTGTTCATCAACTGGGGTTTATTGATACTTCTAAATGGTTTATTAAATAAGCAGAAACAAATAGCGTCAAGAATAGTACTTTTGCCGGCACCATTTTCGCCCACTACAAGTGTCGTAGTTGCTTTATCTAATTTTACTTCTGTGAATTGTGCGCCCGTGGATAAGAAATTTTTCCATTTAACTTTACTAAATCTTATCATACTTCCTCATAGTGTTGTGCCTCAACATAAAGTGTTTTTAAAATTCCCTTTAGTCTTTCTTTATCTGCATCTGTTTCAATACTATCCACATAATTGGACAATAATGTCATAGTATCTTCTAAATCAATATTTTCATCTATTGCTTCAGATTCAAACTCAGAAAAATCCTCAATAATTTTTAATTCAATTGGATTTTCCTTATAGATTGCTTCTACAAATTTATCAAACTTATAGAAGTCTTTTTTATTAACAACAATAATTTTGATTAGCTTAGAATTAAATTTTGTGATGTCGATAGACAACGGATCTTCTTTTTCGTCATCATAGTAATATTTCTCAAAAATAGTATTTGTATTTTTAATAAATTCTAGGTCCAATGTCTTAGTATCAAAGATATGAAATCAACGGTCATCCTCAAAGTCATTCCAGAATAATTGATATGGATTGCCTAGATACTGCACATTACCTCGACCATGCTTATGGTGAAAATGTCCTGAACATACTAGTTTAAAATCTTTAAACAGCGCAGGATCAAATCCGTCGTGTCCTAGATGCGCATCCTGCCCTTTATACATTATAAAACCAGCAAGCTCTAAATGACCAAAGCAAACAGTTGCTACTTTACCCTCAATCATTTTTGTGGTATGTTCATAATTATCTGTACATATCCATGGCATTAACAGTATCTTTAAACCATCATAGTTTACTACTTGTGCTTTATCGTATGTTCTGATATTTGGATATTCTCCCAATAATAAACTAGGGGAATTTACATCATTAGTATTTTTATAGAATGTATCATGATTGCCGATAATCATGTCCATATCTATACCACGAGATTCTACTTGTTCAAAGAAATATTTTTTACAATTGCTTAATGAATTAAAATTGATATATTTTCTACGATCAAAGCAATCGCCTAGATGTATGATCTGAGTAATTTCTCTTTTATCTAATTCGGGAAAAAATATTTCATCATAAAATTTTTTAAAATAAGTATCAAATTGTTGCGAATCTGATCTTGCACCGAAATGAGTATCAGTTACTAACGCTATCTTCATCCACGTACTCCCAAGTTGAATCTCCTTTTTTAATTACGGATGCAACAAAAGTCAAATGCTCAGGTATATTTCCGCTCCAATTTTTTGGACCAATCAAACTCATTTGATTTTTATCGAGATATGTATTTAAATATATGTGGTATTCTTTCCCATAAACAGGATTAAAAGAAAACATTGTTCCATGCACTAAATCTGTGGCATCAAGTCTACTTACCAATTGTTTTGCTTGTTCTTGTAGTATCTCAACCATTTGCATGATTCTATCATATTCTTGTTTGGCATGTTCTTTTGCAACATTTAATGATATGTCTTTTTGATCTTCAACTTTTACAGGAGCAAAAAATGAGGAGCCGACTTCTACAGGATATTCGCTACTACTACGATTAATAAAGGGCACCAATTGTTCCCTAATTATGGCATCTCTACTATTAACACCCTTCATTACATTACTTGGCATATCACTCCTTTAAATACTTCACAAATCTTTAGCCTTCGTAAATAGCTGAGTTAGCACCATGTTCTGCACATTCAACTTTAACACAATAACAACGATTATTAGATGCATTTCTGATTAACTGATCCGCAAAGTTAAATGCATGTTCAGCAAACTTCTCTACACCCACCCCATCAAAGATGCGGATCTCTGCCAAGTCCAAGGCTTCAAGTTCCTGGAACTTGGCCAGATGTGGATCTGCTTTATCCAGGGCCAGCTTATGATCAAAGTGATCTTCCAACCATGCCTTGAGTGGTTTAAGACCACCAAAATCTACTGCCCAATTTTTGTTGTCTAGGGCATCGCATCCAAATGTAAAAGTAAATGCTAAACTATAACCATGCAGCAAATGGCAATGACTATGATCTGCGTTAGGTTGTCTAAATACAGCACTTAAACCAATGTTGTGCCCGTAATGTTTTGTTGAGAAATATTTAGCCATCTCTTGCCTCTAATGAGTAAGTTTGATGACATGCAGAATTTATATAGCGGGGTGAATGTCATTTAAAGACCGCTTTTTTAATCTATGATAATATTTAGAGTTATACCAATCGTATAACGTTTCTATAATATCATTTAATTTTCTTTTAGGTTTCCACCCAGTATCTGCTAATAATTTTTCTGCACTAGCAATTAGTGTTGCCGGATCGCCTTTTCTTCGTACATCTATATGACATATAATTCGGTCGTTTATTGCTTCGTTATTGATTAAAAAATCTTCAACTGCAGTAAACACCTCAAGATTCGAATGACCCTTTAATGTTCCTATATTATATATCCCTTCAATATCTTTGTCAATAGCTAAAACATGAGCATCGGCTATATCTGTTACATGGATATAATCTCTAACACAAGTACCATCTCGTGTAAGAAAGTCTGCGCCATTAATAGTAAAATCATTACCTTGTAAAGCGGCTTCAAACAATTTCGCAAATATATGTGTGGCGTCGGGTTCTTGCCCATGTACCCCACCTTCAACTGCGCCACATGCATTAAAATATCTATATGACACATACTTCAATCCGTATGCAACTTTAAATCTCTCTAACATCATTTCTGTCATTAGTTTAGATTCACCATATGGAGATATTGGTTTAGTTTCAGAAGCCTCAGTCAATATCATACCTATCGGCTCACCATAAACTGCAGCACTGCTACTAAAAACAAACTTAATATTAGGTGCCCACCGACGTATGTAATCTAAATACTTCAATGTTTTTGCCACATTATTATTAAAATATTCTGAAGGATTCTCTACACTCGGTCCTACTAAACTTGTTCCTGCACAATGTATAACAGCAACAGGGTTGCGCTCAAGGTGCTCCAATGAAAACGGGTGTGTAAAACATTCATTGACAAATTGATCTACATAATATTCCATATGCTTGTGTAGTTTTCTTTTGTCAATACCCACTACTTTATAACCATGTTCTTTTAATGCAATACATGTAGCGCCACCGATATAGCCGGCAGCACCTGTTACTATAACAGTATTAGTATTTTGATTCTGAGACATTGTTTCTATAATCCTTAGTATTACGATACCATTTCTCAGATCCATCAATCATAATGTCAATACATCTGTCAATAGTTCCAGTAGTCCAATTAGATAATTGTCCCATTTTCTTTCTTGGTTTAACTAATAAATTATCTAGTTTATTTTTAACATCTTCCATAGACCAAGGAATATATAAACATTCCGCGTCATTAGCAAATGACTCAGGGAAAGATCTATAGGCGGGATACAAACAATTTGTACCAAGTGCATCTGCTTCTGATGCTGTGTTACTTACCCAATCTTGTAAAGCGCAATTAAACAATACTCGAGAATCTGCCAACAATTCATAATATTCATTCTTTTTAAGATTTTCATAGATCTTAAAATTAGAAGTTTTTTCTAATTCCCTTGCGCGATCTAAATACTTTTGATCGTTACTACGTAATGGACCGCCCGATAAAACAGCAAACTCTACATCTCGATTATACTTACCATAGTCCTCAACTAGATCCATAAAGAATCCTGGTTGCTTTTCCTGATCGAATCTAGCAGCAAACACCACTCGCTTTTTACGAGTAATGAATGGTTTAATTTCAGCAATACGACTTTGTACTTCATCTTTATCAAATGCTAATCCGGAGATATTATAGATTGGTGCTTTCCAACCTGCGATCCTCATATGTGCAACCATCTCTTCATTCGATGCAAGAATACCTGTTACCCAAGTATCACACATTTTTTCATAATGCCCCATCCATTCCTGCATATCCCATACATGAAGGAAATCATCTGGGTCTATTGTCTGTGCAAGACAACGAACATAAATCTCAGGTTGATATTCCCAAGGTAATTGATCCACAATGTAGGGAATTGCTTCAATGCCGGGCGTAAACATATCCTCAAAGAAAATAGTATCGTTCCAGGTAATCTCACCCGACTTCATTTTTTTAACAAGATTAGCCATCTGCGTTAAAGAATAATAACTACGACCATGTGCATCAAGCACCTGACCTGTTACGATAGATTTGGAATCGTCAAGAATATCACCGTGTATAATTTCATAATCAATTCCTCTGCGTTTAAATGCCGCTTCACTCCATTGCTGAAGTTGTAAAGTATATCGACCTTCATAAGGCTCTAAACCCATATAATATAACTTACTCATTATCTCTCCTCAAAAACAAGTCTGCATCCATTCTCACCATCTTCTGATACTTCTATAGTATAACATCTTGAAGGCCATTGCTCAAGACATCTGGCATACAATTCTCTTGCCATCATTTCGCATGATTTATAATCTAATTGTAATGTGCCATCAGAATACCATCGTTCCATAATACGCTTTGCCTGAATAAATTCAACATCTCTGTTATCATGAAACACTTCCATTTCAACTTTAAAATGAAAAATATGCCTATGAGGCGTACCTAAAAAGGAAACATCTAACCAATCACCTGTAGCTAACTTGGGGTCAGTTGCAGCTGCAGGATACTTATGGATACCTTCTTTACGAAAGGTTGCCCATATATAACTTTTATTTAGTGTAAACATACTCATCCAAATAACTCCTCAAGTGAAGATGGAGCCACAGCATTGACTGGCTCCGAATCCATAAATTTACCGACATGCTTTTCCCAATAAAGAAAATCCTCGTTTGTCTTTACATCAAATAATGTAGAGTATTCGTTTTCACAACCTTTGTCTCTGCAGAATCTTAAGAAATTTTCTTTTGAATTCATTAGTTCAGAAACATCCATTGTAAAGTTATGCACATTAGTTAAAATAAATGCCAATCTTGCTTTCATTACATCAATGAATTTGCCACCTTGTTCTAAATATAGACCAACCGCAATATTCATTAACTTGTGATATTCCTCGGGCGTATATTCTGTGCCACATACAGAATTAATCTCACTAACAACTGTTCTATAAATGTTAGAATATTCTCTTCCCATTTTTACTGAAGAACCGCCATAATCACCTGGGCTATTTTTCTTACAGTGTGAGAAGTAAAACAATCCATTGTCCAATGACATAGAATGTGTTGTAGAATCATACGAGATATCTACACCATCATATAGACCAGTTTGACTAAATAGCAAATAAGGTAAAATACGTTTAAGTGCACCTACACCTAAGACGTGCAAATGAAATGGTCTTTCGAATGGAACAGAATTAACATAAAATGCCCGTTTAACATCTTCAAGGGGTCCCATACCCAATGCAGCTGATCCCATGGCAACACCACCGATACGATGATGTAGTTCTTTAGGTATTTCAGCTAACATACATTCTGCCCATTTAGCATAAGTATCTGCACCCGAACCTTGCAAAATGGCAAATGGTTTACACTTGCTCTTTAATGAATCAAATTTTAGAATTTGATCTTTAACATTTCTGCCTGTTGCTCTCGCATAAGACTCAAAATTTTCCATGTCAACATATCTACGCTTAGTATCAATCTTTGCTGATACACCACTAGCAGATGTGGATTTTACTGGAATCTCATCAAACGCCATACCAATGTCAGCATATGTGCCTTGATTCTCATATACTTTGTTTCTTGTCTCTGGAGTATTCTGCAATCCTCGAGTAATAATTTGCAATCCCCCAGAGTCAGCATGAATATTTTTAATTGCTGGTCTAAACTTCTGCAACTTATTACCAAAGTTCTTTTCTGTAAATCCATTATACAATAATGAGAATTGGTGATTATTTTTATTATGAACAGTTTTATTAATTAGATCAATAATCATTTGTAATGTCTCTGGATCATTACATTGTTCTGCACCCAGTCTCAGATATGCTGGACCTGATATTACATATTCTAAAATTTTACTCATGCGAATAAGCTTTCTAAAGTATCTGTTTCTTTTTCAGATGGTATGAAGTTTGGATCTTTTGCCAAGTATGTGTCTTTGTCTGTATAAATTATATTATACTTTGACTTATTTGTCAATACACTTTTGACATCATCTATTGCTAAGAATGACCTATTTAGTATGCGAACAAAGTCAATATATTTAATTTCGGAATACTCATTTATTTTTGCAGAATCTGATTTTGATGTGACCGAAGGGGCGTATGATTCTACAAAGTCTTTCCAATACTTTGCTGTGCCCGAATCCAAATCTTTAATATATTGTAGTGCACCATTACCATACCATTTTTCAGGTTTCATTCCATAAACAGCCTTAATAGCTTCGCCTGCTTCTGATACTGGTTTTCTAATATAATATTTTTTATCGAAGTTTGTTACCCATTCCGATTTGTCAATAACAACACATGGCATATGACCAAGACATTCAAAGAATGTAAATGGATAATTTTCTCGTAAAGAAGGATTAAAATGAACTTTTGCAGATTTAATAAAGTCTACTTTTTCGTCACCAACAACTCCTGACTTAATTTCATAATTAGTAATTTCCAATTCTGCGAGACGAGCTTCGAATTTTTTCTTACCATTACTATTAGTAATAATCTTTGCAGGCAATCCTGTTTCTTTTATAATTTTAAGAAATGCTTCAGGATTTTTTCTATCTTCCCAACGACCAATATAAAGTACACCCTCTCTTGTTCCATTATTTTCTACAAGGAGACCTCGTTCAGACATAGGCATAGGTAATTTTTTAACATTGATTCCCCCGTTGCCTGAGATTTCATTCACGTTACGATCAGATTGCGTACCAATATAACAATTTTCAAGATTCATTAAATTATTAAAGAACTCATTGCAACTTTCACTAAACACCCCTTTGAATTTTCTAGTGTCACGGAACACCATACTTTCCTCATGTGTGTAGAATACAACTGGGATATATTTGTTTAGATCAAAAGATAAAGCAGCAGGCATTGCTTCTAATGAATTACATACTATCATATCATATAGATTAGTATTAAATGCTTTCATTATAGCATTCCTAAAATTGAGCATCTTCTCAAAATTAATAGAATCAGTAAATGCAAATGTGCCGGTATGATTCTTATATGACATAGGCGCATCCGAAGTGATTATGTTAGCACCTAAAGACTCAACCAGTGCACCGAAATCGTTACTTGACGCCTTATCTAAAATTAAATCAACTTTCCAATTTAAGTCTTTAGCCATCTCAGTAAAGCCTTTAGCAAATTGCCCTATACCTCCGTGGGGTACAAGATGTTGATCACTAATACAAAAAGCAATACGCTTACTATATATTTTCATACTTATTCACCTAGTATTTTGATTAGATGTTTAGTCTGATGCATAGCATCATCTAAAGCATTATGATATGTTCCTTCTCTTGCATCTGCAGGTACCCAATGGAATAATGCTTTAACTGTGCGATAGCAACGATCATCCCAGCATTTCCATGGAGGTTCTCTATCAGTGTTAAAATACGCATTTGCTAAAATTGTATTATCGAAGACTGCACCGTTGCCCCATACAGGTAGGCTCTTAGGTCCGAACCATTCCTCAAATTCATCTAGTGCTTGTTTTAGTGGGATATTATTGCGGGTAAGTTCTCGCAGTGCTTCTTTATTTTGTTCAGACCACCATTTGACTGTCTCTTTTGAGATATGCATTCCTGCATCTTTACAAGTCTTAATGTCTACAGTACAATAAAAAGTATCTAGTATTTCTTTACCTTCAAATTTTACTGCACCTATTGAGCAAATAGCAGCATTAGATCTTGTTGACATTGTTTCCAAATCAACCATAATATTAACTGTCATATATTGTCCTATTGTAATTCTTTCACCCATTGTTCCACGTAGTTAGACCAATCATAAGATTTGGCATGTTCTCTTATACTATAACATCTTTCTCTATATTTTTCTGGTCTATCCCTATAGTATTTTAAAGCATTTACTGCAAATTCCATAAATTCGTTTTCTTCGATTGGTACAGAAATGCCCCCGAAAATACCAACTTTATCGTTCCACCATCCGACACTAGTACCAATAACTAATTTACCTGCGGCACCTGCTTCTAATAAAGGCAAACTACCACCTTCTTCAAAACTAGATACAATAATAGCATCAACTGCTTTATAAAAACCTGGCATAGTAACAAAACTATTATGATAATTACTTGCTACCCTAAATTCTAACCCTGCTTTTTCTGTAGCTTCACTTGCAAGGTAACCTCTTTTTTTATATCTAGGTTGCGATATAGGACTGTCTATCATTTCTTGAGTAAATTCATTGCGCCCATGATATGCACTGGCATACCCTACTACACGAAGTTGTTCATTCGGTTCAGTATAAAAAGAATTATAAGTAATACCGATAGGATAAACGACAGGTTCTCTAGGTATACCTATGGTTTTACTATAATCTTTTAAAAAATTACTAACAACACCAAAGTTTTTAACATGATTAAAATCTTCGAAACCATATTTATAACCATATTCAGTTAAATCCAAAGTAGCATGACCTATAACAATACACCGCTCTAAAGGAATACTAAAAGAATTTTTTAATACTGCAAGCCCGTGGGGGTTTGTTACCCAGAAATCTATTAACAAATCTAATTCACGTATTTCTTCTACAGAATATATTTTATCCCAAGGAAGTAAATTACAGTTATATCCATAGTTCCAAAGATATTTAAATAGACCATAATGAATAGATCCCAGTGCCCATTCATTATCAAATAAAAAAACTACATTTTTCACTTACCGCACATTCTTGCAATACTTAAAAATTCATTTCTTGCTGATGGATCTGTTTTAAATCCGCCACCTAAACGAACTGTAACTGTGGATGAACCTGTATCTTCAACCCCTCTAGATTTGACACAGTAATGTTGGGCGTCAATCATGACAGCAACATCCTCAGTATCAAGAATAAATTGAAGTGTATGAAAAATTTGTTCTGTTAGACGTTCTTGAATTTGCGGGCGTTTACTAAAATATTCTACAATACGATTGATCTTGGAGAGTCCAAGAACTCGTGCTTTCGGAACATATGCCACAGTAGCAACACCGTCAATTACTACAAAATGATGCTCACAATTGCTTTGAACATTTACATTTCTTTCTACAACCATTTCGTTGTAGTTCATTTTATTGTCTACTGTTGTACATTTAGGAAATGCATCATAGTCCAATCCCCAGAAAATTTCATTAACATACATCTTAGCAACACGGTTTGGTGTTTCTATTAGACTATCATCTGTTAAATCTAATCCCAATGTTCGCATAATAGTACTAAAAGCTTTTTCTATAAGTTCAATCTTTATTTTGCGATCTATACCATTGTTTTCGTAAGGTGTTTCAACACCCATTTTAACTAGATGTTCATGAACCTTTAGACCAAGTTCAGAGTCAGTTTTTGTTTTGTTGTATGACATTTTTGAATCCTTCCTTACACGGATATGATAATTGAATTTTGTTACCTTTGTGTAACATTATTATTTATGCCTTTGCTTTAGCCTCAGCACGAGTATTTTTCTCTTCGGTAATCTCATTACGACGGGCTTTGACAGCTTTGGACAATTCTGCTAATGCCTTACGAGCACGGGTTCCTGCAGCACTATTGCCTTTGGTAAATTTTTCATTCTCAGTCTCATAAGATGCTAAGCTTGTTTTGATATCGTTATGTGCATTCATACTATTTCCTTTTTGTTAATATTTTCATTTATGTTCCCCATTCGTTTTTGAACAATGGGACTTGTAGTCTGTCACTATATCGCCAGCCTTTTTTCATTGCCAATTCTGCAACTGTTCTGTTATTAAGATTATAAAGTTCTGGAACACCGCCACACGGCATAAGATATACAGGACCTTTAAAACCCTTTTTACTATATTCATTTACTGCTTGTTCCGCTTCTTCTGCATCTTCTTTAGTTGCTATCACAAACTTCAAATAAGTAAAGCCAGTATTGTAATATTGTTGAACAACATCAGAGCAAATAGCATCTTCCCAACTCTCACCACTGATACTTAGTTTAGGACTAACACTAAACGTCAGACAATGTAGGAAACGATGCTTCTTCCAATCATTTAAGAAAGTAACTAATTCAGATTCTAACAACTGTGTACCATTAGTTTCAAATGTTATTTCTTGTAAGCCACGCATATTATCATGTGATAATAAATCGGGATAAGCACGTTGCCAACCTAGTAGCGGTTCACCACCCGTGATAACCAAATGCTCATCTTTCCAACGACCATGAGGGAGTAAATCGGTAATAGTATCAACAATAGTATTGGTGTCGAGAACAGGACTGAGATGTTTGAAGCGTGGATCCCAACTCGCATAACTATCACATCCAGTAGATACAAGTGGTAGTGATTTATAAGATTTAAACTTTTCTCCGTCCACCGCAAAACGCTCAACACTTTTTTCTCCCTTGGACATTCCAAAGCCATCACATTTAAAGTTGCAACCGAATGTTCTCAAAAAAACAGAGGGTACGCCCATATAACGACCCTCGCCCTGTATACTATAAAATAGTTCAGATATTTTCAGCTTGCTCATATATTGTAGACCATTCCCTAAGTTTATCAAATTTTCTATGTTGCGCTTCTTTGACTTGTAGATAATCTACAATACCATTATCGTAGCATAGTTCAATCATTGCTATAAGATCACCAATTTCTTCAGTCAATCGTTGTCGATTGGTAGCACCATTATATTCACCATCTATTCCAAAGCGTAAACATTTTGAAATTGCTTGTGTTACTTCTGCACATTCTTCTTGAAGAATAAGCATAACTTCTTTTTTAGAATCATTCATAATATAAAGTATTTAGTTGTTAATATTGTCTATTATATAATATTTAGTCAATCATGTCAATAAAAGAATTATCTTTTTCTACCAATTTCTTTTTTCTTGTTTTCGTTTCTGAGGGGGTTTCCCGTCTTTCGGGATCTATATTGTCCAATTGTTTTTTCAAATAATCCACAAGTTGCCTACTTGTTTCTGAATCATCACTATTTTGAATAATCGAATCTAAATCTAAATTTTCAATAATTTTATATTTAGTTGCCTGATGCTTTTTTTCTTTTTGGATTCTGCGGATAAAGGCAAAGTAAATAATTTGCGTATAATATGCAAACGGATTAGATGATTTTGCTGGGTCAAATTTTGTGGCAGCCGTCAAACAATTTTCTATACCATCAGAAACCATATCATCTTTAAATGTATAATTAATAAAATTTGATTTATATGATAAGTGCGTAGCAATTTTAATAAAACATTCGCCTATGTACCTTGGTACTTGGGGAATCTGTTCATTCTTTTCCTTTGCAGCATCTATACTAGTTTTGTAATCTATAAGTGCAGCTAAGAATTTTTTATTATCTACGTAATGTGAGGTTTGAGGAATCTCAGTGGAGTCTTTTTGTATTTCTACCGACTCGACCAATAATGATTCCTTCTCCGTATTCTTCAGTTTCTTTGTCTTCATTTGTTTCATCTCCTAATCTATTTAAAAATTCTTCAATCGTTTCTTCACCTGTTTCAATAACATCCTCATCATCGTCCGGAATAAGTAAGTCTTCTTCCTTGTCCCGTTCAGATAGATAAGTTAAATAATTATTTTTTAAATTTTCTTTTATGTTTATTACAAGCACAATTTGACTTGTTGGAATTGTATAAACTTCCTCACCAGAAAAACTAAATAATGGATACATAATATACGATTCCACTACGCCCCTAGAAGAAGGCATACGTATTGCAGATAAGATAACAGGCTGGGTTACTTGTATAATCTTTCTATCGTAAATATCCTCACAATTATCTGTTGTCATACAAATGATATTATCACCTGAAGATAATTTTAAATATTTGTAGTAAAGATCTTCCATTATATTTTTACCTTTACTAATTTGTAGTTGAAATGCTCATCATTGTATATTTTAATCCGTTCAACCATATGGAGTAAAGTATAATTCTTTTTACTTTTCCATGTTAGGTCATCCGCAATATCATAAAGGTTACATGATGTTTTAGTTTCGCTTGTTCTCAAACCTCTACCTATAGATTGTAAATTTCTAATTCTAGATTTTGACGGAGATGCAAAAATAATATTATGTAGATTTTTAATATTTATTCCTGTAGAGAATGTTCCATAGCTAGCAACAATAATAGCATCAGGTTCTAGTTCTGTAATTCTACGGATATCCTCGCGTTGTTCTGTATCTGTTCCACCGAATACAAAAAAGACTTTTCTATTTTCCGCTTTTTCCTTAATCATCTCATATAATGGTTTGCCGTGCTTTTCAACATATTGGAATAATACTAAAGTATTACCCGTCTGCTTTAACGCAAGATTACGTATAAATTTATTTCTTGGTTCATGCTGAACTATAAAATCCATCTCATCTTGATATGACTTGCCCTTTATTCCTTTTCTCAATTCGTCGCTGTATTCTAATATTATATTATAAATCTCAAGATTTGCCAACTGGTTATCCGAAATAAGTTTCTTAGTTGTGGTAACTTTGTATACCGCACCAAATAGTCCTTCAAGAACTAACTTATGTGTTTTGGTTCCATCCAATGTTCCAGTAGTACCAATTCTATAGGGTGATGTAGTACATTTATTTAGAATACTTGTTAAAGACTTGGCTTTAAAATTATGTGCCTCGTCCCCATAAATTACTTTAAAATCTTTAAAGAAAGGTTTGGGTAGTTTATATAACGATTGCCATGTACTAATAACAACATCATATTCATTGGATTTTTCGTGACCTCCGTAAATACGATGGCAATGCTCAGATGTTTTCCAATTATTCAAACAAGAATAATCTTGGAAATCCGAATACATTTGTTCTACGAGGGAGGTTGTAGGTACAAGGATTAATTGTCGTCTACTGTATCTTTCGTGCCAACGAATAAGACAATAGATTATAAGGGATTTTCCTGAACCAGTGGGAGATAGCAAAAGGCGTCTTCCATCTTTAATAGATTGAAAAACTGCATCTACTTGGTAATCTCGAATTTCTATAGGCTTTCCCTTTGAGCCTATATTTAAATCTTCACAAAATTTTCTAACAATATCGTAAGTTACGGCATCGCATTCCTGTACATAATTACTGTAATCTATAGTATAATCTCTTTCGTCACAGAATCTTTCTAGATATTCTTTTAATCCAACATACAGTTCCTGCGTGAACATAGAATATAGACGAACCTTGCCGTCCCACATACGAGACTTATAGAGGGGATGAAACTTTGCTCCGGGTACATCAAATGAAAAATGATCATTTAATTCCTGTCCAAGAGAAGGTTCACATTTTACTCTAAGATAAACTTCATCTTTTTTCGATAATACTATATCTGCCATTACATCATGCCATTAGTAAACTTCTGCCATTCAATAGCATTTTTAATATCCCAACCTCTACTATTGATGGAACGAATAATTTGTTCTAACTGATATAATACTGTTTTAAAATATTCTACTTTATCTTGCAGGATAACCAAATCTGCATCTACAGTTAAAAACTCATCCATTTCATTTTTAAGAGGTTTATTACCTTGCCATTGGCTCCAATTCTCCTCTTCTAATTCTGCTTGTGTCATCTCACCTCTATAATACCGATACTTTTTGCGTCGGCAATTTAAATAATCAGATTCAGTTTTACGAAGATTAAGGCGTGTAGAGGAAAGTAGATTCAAATATTTTGCATGAAGGTTAGGAGTTTTTATAGACTCCTGACCCAAATTCAATTCATTGATTTTACAATCCGCTTCCCAAGTATCTTGCAACTCAGTTAATTTCATAATATAATGCCTTCAATTAACCGACTTGGATAATTTGCTGAGGATTGCCTTGGAAGTTGAATGAACCATAGTGGTTCAAGCTGATAGATGGGTCAAGCCAAATTTCGCCGCCCATATCTTGCCATCTGCGTGAGAAGGTATAATCTTCAGACAAATACCGCTTGTCCTTCGGATCAATCATAGTATCAAAGAATGCATAGAAGTGAGGATTCAACTCTGGGGGAGTATTTAAATCGTTGTTATACTTAAGCTCAGGATAATGTACAATCATTTTATCGATAACTTCACGCTTAATCATCATAAAGCCTGTAGCACCATCGTGTAACCGAATTAAACCATTCTCAATAGCAATTTGTTTAGTATCGCGATTTAAGAATTTAAAGTTGATAGCATAGTCACTACCGAAAGAAGCGATCTGTTGATCTGAATATCCTTCATCCTTCAGTCTAACTGACTCGCGAATACGCTGCCAATTTACACCCTTCTTAGGATAAGCACCAACTGCTACTTCCTTATTGTGTGCAATTAATTTAATTACATCCTCAACTTGGAATTCAATGTCTGCATCAATAAACATTAAGCGAGTAAAATCGCTTTGTAGGAAATAAGCAACAAGTACATTACGTGCTCTTGTTACTAATGATTCATTTGCAATAGTACCAAATGCCACGGGGATTTGATGTTGGTTGCAGAATGTTAACAATCTAATTGTTGAGCGGAAATATGCTTCTGTCAACATTCCACCATAACAAGGGGTTGCTATGAAGAGTTTTTCTTTTCGCAAATCATCTAATTTAACTTCCAATTTATTTTCGTTTGGATTTGCTGGGGGTGTTAGTGTTGTTGGCACTTTAGGCAATGCAGGCACCTTTGGCAAAGCCATTGGTGTAATCTTCTTTTTTGTATTCATAATAACTCCAAGTTATATTATAAGGGTTCTACTTCGAAAATAGTATATTTGAACGATGCTATCGCTGTAAAATATTCTACACTTCCTGATGCTATATCAAAGTCCAAAGCGGACAACGATGTAGGGAACAGGTTTTTAAATATTATATTTACTTTTGCTGTGTTTGTCGAGTCTAAAATCGTTAAAGTTGCATCCGAGTATGCCAAAATATCTGAGGTACCATTTGTATTTGTTACAAACGGAAATCTACTTGGCCTATCTTTTACAAAGGTTGAGAACTGGTTATAGTCTTTGGGGAAACCTATAGCCACTATCCATCTATATAATTCAAGATAATTTGACATATCTTCCGAAATCAAAAATCTAATTGCAAGCTCACCAAAATTAATCTTATCACCGATAGTAGGAATATCAACAAACGGGGTAGGTTGAACCGCATATCCTAGTTGTATATCTGGAATATTTGCGGATTGACAAGTAAAGGAAACATTAGGTATATCTTTGACACCAAATCTAAACGCATTTGGTCTTAAATAATCATAAGTTTTTGGTAATGAGTTATAAAAATTACTTTGTAGATTGTTGATGTTTGCTGTATACATAAGCTTCCTTGTTATCTAATATATTTATAGCCTGTGCAAAGGCAGAAAAAGGGGGAATTGCTTCCCCCTTAAATTCCGATCTACGCCGGCTACTTAATTACATTAAGTTTACAACCTTAGTCTTGCGATAATATTGGTTGCGACCAGCAGTAAATCTGTCTGCATCTGCGTCTGATAAAGAATCGCTAGATGTAACATATGGGTTAGCAATCAAACCATAACGTGTCTTAAAGCCAATCTTTGGTTGGAAGCTGTTAGGATCGATAGCACGAACCATCTGTAGAGGCACATATGGGCAATAGAACATACCTGCGTCATATGGGCTAGTACCCTTATAACCAACCATATAGAACTGATTAGACGCTCCAAGGTTTGCAGAATAAGGATCAATGTAAACACGATAACGCCCGTTCAATACACCTGCGAATGTGTTGCCTGTATCGTCAACATTTAAGTTTGTCGATAGAGCCGGAGTATAGTCTAGAACACCAGACATAGCTAATGCACTTGCAACGTCTGCGGAACAAACGATGAAGTTACCTTTTCCTCTACGAGTATCTTGTGCAATGTGGTTGGCATCACGTTCAATGTTAAACAATAGACCTTTGAAACGTTCAACAGACCAACGTCCATTAGAGTCAATGTCTAAGTCAAATGTTCCTGCTGTTGCTGTTGCAGGTGAACCTGTTTTAGCAACGCCATAAATTGTACGAACAACTTCGCGATTAATTTCAAACATAAATTCTTGTGACAAGATGTTTGACAATTCTGCTTCTGCGTCAAGCCCGTGAATTGCTTTTAAGTCTTGTGCTAATTCAACAGTGTACTCTGCCTTCAACGCACGTGACTTAGCAGTAACTGTTGTCTTGTCAATTGAGAATGACATCTCATTAAATTGACTTGCAGCTTCCATAGATGCTGTAGAAACGGCATTGCCTGTAGTGTATGTGCCAAATACTGGGTTAGAACCAGAATGAGCTGGTAATGAACCTGTACCTGGAATAGAACCAGAGAATGATGTATTGGCTTCGTTGAACAATGCCTCAACTCTGTTAGTAGTATCATTACGTTCTGTTTTGTAGATTGATCTCATTGCGAAGATCAAGCCTGTTGGGCCAGTCATTGGTTGAACACCGCAAATGTCATAAGCCATTAGGTTAGGCATAGCACGACGAACCAAACCGATTAAGATTGGGTCATATTTGTCGATACCTGCTGTTGCGCTAATGTTGTTTGCTGGAGTCTCGAACAATGCTTGACGCTCTTCGCGTAAAGATTTTTCTTGGTTCTCTAACAATACAGCTGTAACTTGACGCTTGTAGTTGTCTTTAATTTGTGGCAGGTCCGGATGATCCAGAATTGCTGACCACTTTTGTTGAATATTCTCTGATAAAAACATTTAATGTCTCCTTGTTGGTAACTGTTTGAACTTATAGTTATTTATAAGTTATGATCTTTTGATTGTTCTTGATAAGGCTTGTGCATAAGTCGAAACAACATCATTGCCTGAATAGACTTCAGTTGGTGCGATTTCTTCTATAAGCGCTTGCTTTGCTGTTTCTTTTGTTACAATAGCGCCGCGTGGGAAATAATTTTCTTTAATAACAGATACTTTTTCTTTATAGAAATCTGCATTATCGAACTCTACACCCTCTAGAAGTTTTGCTAATTTGTTAGCCTCAGTATCTGCTAGATCTTTAGACATTTCCTTAATGATAAGTTTCTTTCTTAGATCTGTTACTTCGGTATTTAAATTAACATTATTTTCCAACTGACTGTTTAGTCCTTCTTCCAACTCCGTTACTTTATCTTGCAATTCACTAATTACATCATATTTTTCTTCAGGCACTTCAATGTAGTGTTCTTTGAATAGGGCCTTTAGACCTGACATGAAATCTTCGGCAATCTCTGAACGAAGACCACTCTCAACAGCCAATTTATTTTCTTCTAAGTAATTCTCAACAACATAGTTGAGATACGCGTCAATTTTTTCCACAACGCCTTCGGTGTATACTGTAAATTCTTCAGCAAATTTTTCTTCCAATGCTGCTGATACTTTTTCCATTTCGTTATTAACGCGAGCAATAACTGCTGCTTCAAAAATGGATGTTGCTTTTTCTCTAAAGTCTTCCGATAAATCATCGCCAAAGATTGGGGAAAGATCAATAGGTTCAACAGTAGTTTCTGTTGTCTCTTCGTCCTCCACTTGTTCTTCCTCAGCTACAACTTCAAGATTTTCTTCTTCAGCTTCTTCTTCATGAATACCTGTATTCTGAGGAATTTGGCTTAGATCTTTTACTGTTGTGAAGTTTGGTGCTGCACCTACAGGGCCTTTCATCTGGATATTATTTTTAGATATACCCTTGGCTGCAATGGCTCCTTGATTAACGTCATTTTGTTGACGTGTATCAAAGCTAGCATCGTCTGAATCGCCTTGTCTTGGCTGACTACTATCGCCAGAGTTGGCAGCTTTAATTGTGGAATCTTTTTGCTTGGTAGGAACCATAGCCCCAGCTTCTTCATTAACTGAAGTTTTTGCTGTTACTTTTTCTAGCAATTCCTTAACTTTACTTTCTACTGACATTAGTGTCTCCTAAATGTATTGATGTTCTTCAATTGATATTTATAATTCTAGTTACCTAGACAATTGATTAACAAATTGTTCAAATATTTTTAACTTAACTTCATCCAAGTTTTTCTTAGATGTAGCCCTTATTTGCTTTTGTGCCGCCTCAATGTGGACTGCTTTCCAAATACCATTTTCGAGTATCCATTCTGCAGATTCCATAATGCCTTGAACAAAAGCCTCCGGTGCAGAAGGATCAGCCACAATATCAACGGTTGCTAGATGAAAGTCATCCTGCACTTCGTTAATCCCATTTGAGTTCATTTTTAACGATCCTAGCCCTCTAGTCGATACGCCTAAACGAACCTCATTTTCTATTAAATTTCTTGCAATAACACCCATCGGTGTTTCTAAAATTTTTGCCCTACCATATACATC